GGTAGTTGCACCAGATACATCAAAAGCACCTGAAACAAAGGCATTACCACTAAATGTTGATATACCATCTACAACCAATGTATCTTGAAAGGTAGTTGCACCAGATACATCAAAAGCACCTGAAACAAAGGCATTACCACTAAATGTTGATATACCATCTACAACCAATGTATCTTGAAAGGTAGTTGCACCAGATACATCAAAAGCACCTGATACAAAAGCATTACCACTTAATGTAGAAACACCATCTACCAAAAGAGTTCCATCTGATTCTAAACTACCACCGTGAATTTTTCCTAATGTTCCATTATTTAGTGGATCAAAAATAAAAGCGTCTTTTGATGAATTAACGCCAAAAAAACCTGTATTTTGAGCAATACCGCTATTATAATTATATTCAAATTCAATACCTCTTTTTACTCCATCTGAACCATTTACACCTGTATTAAGTGTTGTACCAATTCTTAATATAGGGTCTTCTAAGTCAACAATATTTGAATTCACTGTTGTTGTGGTTCCTTCCACGGTTAAATTACCATTAATATAAATATTACCAGATTGATCCATAACAAAAGCATTTCCATTACTTAAATTATTATTTGGACCAATAATAAATTGTTCGCTCTCAGTCATACCGATACTAAAAACTTTATCACCACCACCATTATTATATGTAAATATATCACCAACGTCATTTGTATTTATTGCTTGTCTCGTTACGTTCACTTTTGACATTATAATTTAGATAGATATATTTTTTTTTACATCTATAAAATAAATGAATTTATATAATATTTATGATGAAATTATTAATATAATTGATAAATTTTATTATAAAAAAAATGAAAATAATACATTTTATTCATTTTTACAAAATCAAAATAATAATATAAATAATTCAGAAAATAAATCAGAAAATAAATCAGAAAATAATTCAGAAAATAATTCAGAAAATAATTCAGAAAAAAATGATGCATTTATTTTTTATCTAAAAAAATTCTATAAAATATTAGTTTTGAAAACACATCCAGATAAAAATAAAGAAAATACAGAATATTTTGTTGATGTTCAATATTTTTATGAAAAAAAAATATTAATTGGTTTAATTTATTATTTCATAAAATTAAAACTACCTAAACCTGAAATAAATAATGAACTTATTCAAATTTATTTAAATGAAATATATCAGATAAATAAATTTATAGTAAATAAATAAAAAATAATTTATTTAGTAATATAAATGAATGAATTATTTGATTATATCAAAAAAAAAAATATAAATAAAATATTTAATTATTTAAATTCAAATCAAAATATTAATTTATTGAATGATAAAAATGAGAATGCTTTTAACTTATGTATTCAAAACGGAATACCTAATGTATGTTATTTTTTATTACAAAATGAAAAATTAAATTTAGAAGTTATTGATTATGATAAAAATAGTTATTTATTATTGGCTTTATTAAATGATTATCCTGATTTGGCACTTGAAATACTAAATAAAAAATTTAAAAATATAAATCAAATAAATAAGTTTAATCAAAATGCATTTTCAATTTCATTACAAAAAAATTATAAATCTATTATTCAAAAACTATTTACATATGAATATTTAGATTTAAGTTATATTGATATTCATCAAAATACAATTTTAATGAATTTAATAAAAATACAGAATAATGAAGGTATTCAAAAAATATTAGAGAAAAAAGAAATAAATATTAATTATATAAATAATGAAACTGAAGAAAATGCACTTTTATTATGTGTAAAGAATAGAAATGAAAAATTAGCAATACAATTAATTGAACATGGTGCTTCGTTTGAATATATTAATAACAAATATGAAAATGTTTATCTTTTAGCTATTCAATATGGGTTAGAAGAACTTATTCATAAAATATTACATTTAAAAAATAATTTTGATTATAAATTTGAGGATCTTATATTTAATACAGAATGTGCATATTTTTATGCGTTAAAAGCAGGACATGAAAATTTATGTAAAAATATAATTTTAAAAAAGAAGATAAATTTTGAAATTATATATCAAGATAATACTTTATTAATAGAAACAATTCAAAGAAATATGTTTTCATTGGCATATATTTTTATTAAATATGGAAATAAACAATATATAGAATATAATAATAAAGAAAATAAAAATGCGTTAACTTATATTTTTGAAAAGAAAGAATATTATTTAGCACTTGAAATATTTGAAAAAAAATGTTATCATATAAATAAAAAATTAAATAACAAACATTTATTGTTTTGGACAATAGATACACAAATTGAGAAGTTATCTTTAAAAATATTAAATGATAATTTAGATATTATTGATTTTAACATATATCATGAAAATGATAGTATACTTCATTATGCTTTAAAAAATAATATGAAACAATTATCTTTAAAAATTATTCAAAATTTAGATATTGAAATGATGAATTATAAAAATAATAAATCAGATAATGCCTTATTTATATGTATTCATTTAGAATATTATGATTTAATTGATAAAATATTAGATTTTGAAGATTTAGATATTAATTCCATCAACCAATATGGAGATAGTGCATTAATATTACTTATTCATAAAAAACAATATCAATTATCAGAAAGATTACTTCAAAATAAAGCAATTGATAAATATCATAGTACATTAAATGGCATTCAAGCAATTGATATTATTAATGAAAATAATATAGATTCATTAAAAAAATACTTTTAAAAAAAATATATATAAAATTAATTTATTAAATAAATAAATAAATTGAAGTTAATATATATATTTATTCAAAGATTCAAAGACTTAAAGATTTTATAATACTAATATAATATAGATGTCTAAAAAAGCAGAAGCTAAAACAAATTTTAATTGGGAAAGTAAAACATGGGATGTTACGGATGTATTTTTCAAACAAGAAAGTATATTAATTAATCATCATTTAAATTCATTTAATTATTTTATGGAAAAAGAATTACAATCTATTATTCGAGAAAAGGAATTTAGTAGTATCAAAATATATGATAAATTTTCATATGATGAAGAAAGACAAATACATAAAAATATGTATGAAATAGAATTTGGAAAAATATATATTAGTAAACCTGTACTTTATGATAAACCTAATAAATTGATGTATCCTAAAGAAGCAGTTTTAAGAAAATTAACATATGGTGCAAATATTTATATTGATATACATCACAAAAGTATTCGTATTAAAGAAAATAATGAAAAAGAAATAACAAATCATAATGTATTAGAAAAATATCCTTTTGGTCGAATGCCTATTATGGTTGGTTCAAAATTTTGTGTATTAAATGAACAAAACAATATGACAAAAACAGAGATGGGTCAAGGATTATATGATGATGGTGGATATTTTATTATAAAAGGAAGTGAAAAGGTAATTATTAGTCAAGAAAAGGTGTGTGAAAATCGTATTTGTTGTTTTCCTGAAAAGGCATCTCAAAGTAAGTTTTCAGATAAAGCAGAAATTTGGAGTGTTCCGCCTTCAAATCCTTCTGTTATATCAAAAGTAATGGTTCGTATGAAAATGATGAAAGATAATCATACAGGAAATACAATTTATGTAAGAATGAAACGTTTTAAACAAGATATTCCATTAATTATTATATTTAGAGCATTAAATTATATTAGTGATAAATCAATTGTAGATTTGATAGTATATAATTCATCAAATAAAAAAAATGAAGATATGATATATTTATTAAACGAATCTATTGATGAATCAAAACAAATTAATTCACAAAAATTAGCACTTGAATATATCTCAAAATATTTGGGTGGTATTCAAGCAAGTAAGTATAAAACAAATAAATGTCGATTAAAATATACATTAGATGTTATTATGGATGATTTATTCCCTCATATTGGTACAAATTTAGTAAAAAAAGTATATTTCTTGGGATATATGGTACATCGAATGTTGCGATCTCATTTAACGGGTATTTATGATGATAGAGATTCATTTTTAAATAAGCGTGTTGAAACAAGTGGTGAATTAATGGCACAATTATTTAGAGCATGTTTTGGACGATTTAAGAAAGAATTAAAATTAGAATGTGATAAAGAGATGTTAAGTAAGCATACTATTGCTGAATTACCAGAAAATTTAACTAAAAAATTAAAACCAAATACAATTGAGCGTGATATTAATTATGCATTAAGTACGGGAAGTTGGGGATTAAAGAATAAAAATCCTCGAAAAGGTGTAGCTGCAGTGTTATCACGTATTTGTAATTTACAAACATTAAGTTCATTGCGTCGTATTGTATCTCAGGGAGATAAAGTGGGTAAGCAAACTGATCCAAGAAAGCTTCATTGTACTCAATGGGGAGTTATTTGTCCATTTGAAACTCCAGAAGGTGCTTCTGTTGGTATTGTAAAGAACATGGCTTTAATGACACATATTACTATTCCTTCTTCAAAAGAACCAATCTTAAGTTTTTTGGAGGAATTAGATGTACAACCATTGGAAAATATTAATCCTATTCAAGTTGATAGTAGCGTGAAGGTATTTGTAAATGGAGATTGGGTGGGTCAATCGTTTGAACCACAAACACTTCTTCCGCAATTAAAAGAATTTAGACGCCAAGGTTTAATTAATCCGTTTATATCTATTTCATGGAATGTTGAATTAAAAGAAATATATATTTATTGCGAAGGAGGTCGTTTGTGTAGACCATTATATATTGTTGAAAATAATAATTTAAACATTACTGATGAATTTGTGGATATTATGTTAAAACAGAATTATCAATGGAATAATTTATTAAATGTACATGCAAATGGTATAGGAAATGAAAATTCAAAGCATATTATTGAATATATTGATGTAAATGAATCTGATACATTAATGATTGCTATGACTAAAGATAATTTATTGAAAAATACAAAAGAAAATTATGCTTATTATGATTATACTCATTGTGAAATTCATCCTTCTATGATATTAGGTGTATTGGCTACCAATATTCCATTTGCTGAACATAATCAATCTCCAAGAAATCTTTTTCAGGGAGCAATGGGAAAACAGGCAATGGGTATTTATAACACGGCATTTCGTCATCGTATGGATACTCAGGCACATATTCTTCATTATCCTCAAAAACCCATTGTAAATACGGAACCCAGTAAATATGTTCATAGTGACAAACTCCCGAGTGGTCAAATGCCTATTGTTGCAATTGCTTGTTATACAGGTTATAATCAAGAAGATTCGTTGATTTTCAATCAATCCGCAATTGACCGTGGATTATTTAGCTCATCTTTTTATCGTACATATATGGATGAAGAAAAGAAACACAGTGCTACTTTAGAGGATGAGAAGTTTTGTAAGCCACAAAAATATTATCCAAATGGCAAGATTTATACTGAAAAAATGAGTTATGGAAGTTATGATAAAATTGATGAGAATGGATTTGTGAAAATTGGTGAATATGTAGATGGAAATGATATGATTATTGGTAAAGTGACAATGCTTAAAGATGCAATTGAAGGAGAGCCGAAAGCACGTGATTTAAGTACATCATTGCGAATGAATGAATCAGGTATTGTAGATAAGATATATACAAATTCGAATGGTGATGGTTATAATTTTGTCAAAGTACGTGTTCGTTCTGATAGGATTCCTGAAATTGGTGATAAATTTTCAAGTCGTCATGGTCAAAAAGGTACAATTGGTATGACATATAAACAAGAGGATATGCCATTTACAAGAGATGGTGTTGTTCCGGACATTATTATGAATCCCAATGCGATTCCAAAGCGTATGACAATTGCTCAATTTATTGAATGTGTTTTTGGTAAAGTAGGTACATTAAGTGGTAGTGAAATGGATGCTACCCCATTTAATAAGATTAATGTGGAATCCATTGCGCCTATTTTAGAGGAAATGGGTTATAGTGGAGGAGGAACAGAGGTACTTTATAATGGTAAAACAGGTGAACAAATTAAAGCAAATATATTTATTGGACCTACATTCTATTATCGATTAAAGCATCTTGTCGAAGATAAAATCCATTGTTTGGATTATGAAACAGAAATATTGACTAAAAGTGGATGGAAAAAACATAATGAATTAAACATGAATGATGAAATAGCTACATTAAAAAATGATGAATTGGTTTATGAAAGACCAATAAATATTTATAATTACCCCGACCATCAAGGAAATATGTATCATATTAAAAATCAATCAATTGATTTGAAAGTGACAGAAGGACATAGAATGTGGATATCAAAAGTCCAAACAAGAAAGAAAATATGGGGTGAATATAATTTTGAATATAGCAAAGATTTAATAGGAAAACATAGAAAATATAAAAAAGATGCTAATTGGAATAAAGATGATTATACATTTATATTACCATCTTATGAATTTACTGATAATAATAATAATAAGACAATATATGATGAGAAAACAATGAACATGAATGATTTCTTATCATTTTTCGGCATTTGTTATGCTAAAGGATGGACGATTGGAAATGAAGATGAAGGTTTAGTCATAATATCTATTAATAAACAAAGAGTAAAAGATGTATTATTTAAAGCATTGGAAAATATGAATATTAAATTTCGATATTCTAAAAACGAAGAAAAATTGTATATTAATCATTCTGAAAGGCAATTATATATGTATATGAAAAATTTGAGTGTTGGTGCTCCAAATAAAAAATTACCGGAATGGGTATTTGAATTAAGTAAAGAACAAACTCAACATTTAATTTATTCAATGCAATTGGTTAATGGAACATCATTATATTATACATATTCAATAGAATTAGCTAACCAAATTCAACAATTATGTCTTCATGCTGGATGGACATCATTAATATCAAAACATTGTGATAAAGACCAAAATACAGTATATATTAATGAAAGAGAAATAATAAATAAACATGATTTATGGAGATGTAGTATAATTAAGAAAAATTTAAATCCATCAGTGAATCATGGACATTCTAAAAAACAAAATAGTCAAGAAGAAATTGTTGAAGAAAATGTAAAATGTCCAGTATGGTGTGTTAATGTTCCAAGTGAAGTATTTTATGTACGAAGAAATGGAAAAACATGTTGGACTGGTAATTCAAGGGCAACGGGACCTTATCAATTACTAACGATGCAACCTGCTGAGGGACGTTCAAGAGATGGTGGTTTGCGTTGTGGAGAGATGGAACGTGATTGTTTGTTATCTCATGGTGCTGTTCAATTTTTGAAAGAACGTATGTTTGATTGTTCAGACAAATATTATGTTTGGATTGATAAAGAAACGGGTATGATTAGTCCTGTAAATCCAGATAAGAATATTTACAAATCATTATATAGTGATAATCAAACACGTTTTGCGAAAGTACAAATACCTTATGGTTCAAAGTTATTTATACAAGAATTACAAGCAATGCATATTAACCCACGTTTATTTACGAAATAAATACATTCATATATTTTTTTATAAATTTAAAATAAAATCATTATTTCATAAAAATCATTAAAAATATTAATCAATTCAAATGTATTTTTATTAAATTTTATCTGTTTTTCTTGACTCTGTTTTTGATTCAAGAAAAACAGATAATCACAACATAAATTTTTTTGTAATTCATTTAATTCATTTAATTCATTTAATTCATTTAATTCATTTAATTCATTAATTCATTAATTCATTTAATTCATTTAATTTCTTTGAATTATATATTTTTTTATACACATAAAGAACAAGAACAAGAACATTCAAAATTGTCTAAATCAATATCTTTTAATATTGCTTTTGATTCTTGTTCATTATCAAATGGATTTTTCCATATTAAATTAGGTATTTTATTTGCTTTATTTGGTTCAATATCCCAAATATTGATACATTCAATATTATTATCTATTTCTAAAAATACAAAAAATCGTTTACAGATCATACAATAAATTTTTGTACTTATATCTCTAAATAAATCTAAATTTTGATATGCATTAACTAATAATATTTTTGTTTATTTAATTACATTTAAAAATAAAGCAATAATTTAGATTATTTAGTATTCGTATAAACTAAAAATAAATGAATAAATGAATAAATGAATAAATGAATAAATGAATAAATGAATATTTTAAATTTTTAAATATAATTAAAAAATGATCTTTCATTCATTTAGAATAATATAGAGTTTACATTAAAAGTTATAATAAATATATAAAATGTCTATTTTTAGTAGAATCTTTAAAAAGAAAGAAAATAGCAAGTCAATAAATAAAATAAAAGAAACAAAATCATCTACTTTATTCAAAAATAATTGTAAACATGCTAATTATAATCATCAACTGTATTTCGAATGTTGTAATAAATTTGTAGATTGTTCGTTATGTCATAAGGAACAATGTGATTATTATCAAACAAATACACCATGCTTATTAAAAATAAGATGTATATGTTGTGGAAGTACACAATCTTCTTCTAATCAATGTCAAAATTCTGATTGTAGAGTAAAATTTGCTGATAATTTTTGTAAATTATGTAGCATTTGGTCATCAAATGAAAATAAATCATATCATTGTCATAAATGTAAGAAATGTTATATTAATCCAAAAGGTAAATTACTTCATTGTGATACATGTAATTCGTGTTATTATGAAAATCAAATAAATACTCATCATTGTAATATGAATTCTATGGATAATGAATGTCAAATATGTATGGTAAAAACGAAAAACTCACCATCAAGAGTATATTTATTAAAATGTGGTCATATTATTCATCATGATTGTTTTGTAGAATATGAAAAGTCGTGTAATGAACAAAAAAAATTAATAACATGTTGTTTATGTAGAAAATTAATGATTTATAATAATGAAATTCAGAAAAAATTTGATGAATATGCTAAAGAATGGAGTATTAGTTCATCACAAAAAAAATGGTCTTCATATATATCATGTATTGATTGTGAAAATAAATCAATCGTTGATTATCATCCAAAATATAGAAAATGTTTAGAATGTAATAGTTATAATAATAATGAATTAAGTATTATTAAAGATATTGCTATTTGTAAAGAAATGGTTACTCCAAGTGCTCCACCATTAAATAAAATAATAAATTAACAATTTAAATGAGAACATAAAAATCGATTCAATATATTTTTTTTTATTTCATATTTTTTTAATATATCACTCATTTTATCATCTTGTATCAATTGTTTATAATGTTTGTACCATTGGGCGAAAAGTTTTTTTTTAAAAAGATGATGAATATTACCATCATAATTAAATAAATCATTATTTTTTAATATGTTTATTATTTTTGAATATAATTCTAATAATTCATCAATAAAATGATTAATAATATTAAATTTAAAATATTTTTTACAATATTTATCTATGAAATCATTATTTTGAATGAGAATATAAAAATAAAAAAATATTTCTTTTTTATCATCATTATTTTCACTAAGTAATTCTTGTGAAATATGAAAAAATTGATAATATTTAATGCAAAATAATAAAATATGTGTTTTTAATTTAATAATAAGTACATTATCTTCATTTTTTTCTTGATTTAAAAATATCTGTATATTTTTTTTATGTTCTTTATTAAACTCAAAATAATAATTTAAACAGAAATATACATCTTCATTACATATATTCTTGTTATTAATCAAATGAATAATCATTTCAATTAGTTTTTCATTTTCATAAAAAACACATAATTTTTGAATAAAAATTTCTTTATAAGGATTTTTTAAATATTTTAATTGAATATTATTTTGATAATAGTGTCGTTCAATTGTACTTAAATAATTATTCATTAATTCAATTTCATGATTATTAAGTTTCATTAATTAATAATTATATTTTAAATAAGATATAAAAACATGAATAATATTAAATTTTTTTCAAAATTAAATAATATTACATTTTTTTCAAAATTAATTAATATAAAATTTAATTTATAAGTATTAAATATAAGAAGAAATGAATTTTAATGCGTGTACAGATATTCGTTATGATAAAGATGAATTATTACTACAAAAAAATGAATTACGTTTTGTGTTATTCCCAATAAAATATCAAGATATTTTTGATGAATATAAGAAAGCAGAAAGTTCTTTTTGGACTGCTAATGAAATAAATTTATCAAAAGATATGAATGATTGGGAAACATTAAATGAAGCTGAACAGAATTTTATTAAGAATATTCTTGGATTTTTTGCTGGCAGTGATGGTATTATTATTGAAAATTTAGCACTACGTTTTTTGAATGAAATTGAAATACCAGAAGTACGTGCTTTTTATTCTTATCAAATATTTAATGAACAAATACATTCTGAAACATATAGTTTATTGATAGATACATATATAAAGGATAATGAAGAGAAAATGAAAATTTTCAATTCAATTCAAAACATACCATGTGTTTATAAAAAAGCAAAATGGGCATATAAATGGATAGAAAATAAAGAAGTAAATTTTGCGACTCGATTAATAGCATTTGCAATTATAGAAGGTATCTTTTTTTCAGGAAGTTTTTGTGCTATTTATTGGTTAAAAAAAAGAGGATTAATGCCCGGACTTACATTTAGTAATGAATTAATAAGTAAAGATGAAGGTATGCATTGTCATTTTGCGTGTTTATTATATTCATATATTAAGAATAAAATAAAACCAGAAATTATTTATGAAATGATAAAAGAAGCAGTAGATATTGAAAAAGAATTTATTACAGATTCAATACCATGTGCTATGATAGGTATGAATGCTGAAATGATGAAACAATATATAGAATTTGTATCTGATAGACTATTAATTCAATTGGGTTATGAAAAAAGATGGAATAGTAAAAATCCATTTGATTTTATGGAACTTATATCATTGAGACCTAAATCAAATTTTTTTGAACTTCGTGTTGGAGAATATGCAAGATCATCAATAGCAGAAGACAATGATCAATTTGAACTTAATAATGATTTTTAATTTTTAATTTTTAATTTTTAATTATTTTTGTTAAAATAAATTAAAAATTTTATGATTAAAAATATATATGACCAAAGTAGGTGTTTTTATAAATAATACTCATCACAAAAAACAATTAGAAATAAATTTTCATAATATAAAGACATTAAGTGAACATTTTGATAAAATTTATATTATAGATGAAAAAAATGATTATACAGAATTATTATATAATCGTTTAAATGGTTTATCGAACTTTCAAAATATGGTATTTTATGAAAAAATAAATGTATTTCAAAAAATAAATGAAATCATAAAACTTATAAAGAATGAAGAATTTAATAAAATTACTTTTATAAATGATAATTGTATATATTTAACTCCTTTAAAAAAATATTTTGAATTTGTTGATAATTGTAATTATGATATTATATCTTATACTGATTCTACAGAAATTTTTTATCATTTGCAGATGAATATGTTAACTTTAAGAAAAAATGAATTTCATAAATATGAAAATATAATACAAGATTTTTCATCAAAAAAACATCATGATTTTAATTTACTTTATTTAGATTATTTAAAAGAAATTAATCTATTATTTAAAAATAAAGGAATATTTTGTAAAACAGCCTATATCGAAAGTGTTTTTAAAAAAAATATTTATTTAGAAAATAATGACCATTATTATTATTTATTAGAAAATAATATATTACCCATTATTGATATTAAATTACTTGAAAATTTAAATTTAAAATATGATCATACTGATTTTGTGTTTAAGAAATTACCACATGATTTTGATTTAAATGTATATAAATTATATGATGATTTAAAAGAGTGTGATGATGATTTTTTAAAAACACATTTTATTGAACATGGTCAATTTGAATGTCGTAAATATAAAAATCATGAAACAATACTACCAGCAATAATATATAATAAACTTAATAAAATCAAATTAATTAATTATTTTGATTTTCCAGAAAATTTTGATTTTTATATATATAAAAATAAAAACAATGATCTAAATAAATTAAACAAACTTGATTTAAAAAATCATTGGATTAATTATGGTGCATATGAAGATAGAATATATAATTAAACTTCAACCATATTATAATTTTTGTTTTTATTTAGGTAACCAAAAAAACGTTCTAACGCATGTTCTATCATAAAATCGCGCATTCCTTGACAATCTGTTTTATATTGTAATTCTAAATTATTACCAAACTTTTTTCCTTTATTCTTTTTCCAATGTTCAATAATATATTCATCACTTTTATTTTTTAGATTATAAAAAATAGAGTACCAATTAATATCTAAACTTTCAAAATCATTTAGTTGATTATAAATAAGTTTAATATGATTAATATCTAAAACATCAAATACATCAAACTTTGAATAGAAAAAAGTACCAACCGCAAATTCAAGATTATCTATATCTAATTTTTTATTAAGTATTGTTTCAGATAAATAATATAAATATTTCATATGATTATTATAAAATGAATTATTATCATGAAAATTAAAAATAAGAGTACCATTTAACATACCTATTTTAGGATTATTATCCATTTTTAAAAAATTATTTTCTATACATTTTTTTGAACCTATTAAATGATCACATACATGTTCTCTAAATCTATCATCTGTTTTAGTATGTATTTTTACTAAATATTTATATTCTAAATTATGTTCTCTTAAATAAAGTAAACTTGATAAAAATATACCAATATCCATTCCTTTATTTTTAACTTCAATAATAACTAAATTATTTAATTTTTTTTTTAAAATATCAAGTTTTTTATTATTAATTTCATTTTCTACTAAAGCAATTAAGTAATTTTGATTAACTTCATTAAGTATATCTAAATAATGATACATTTTTTCTAATGTATCGAAGCTACCAACTTGTATAATAAATATATTATCTTTTTTTTCTTTTATATTTTGATGAAGAATATTATAATATTTAATAGTATCATTTTTTATAATCTCGTCAAAATAAATATATTCATTTTGCCCTTTTTGAATGATTTCAATCATATTTTTTTTAACTCTATAATTAATTTCATTTAAATTGTAATAATATTTTAATATTTTTTCATATTTTGGTAATATTTTAAATTGAACATCTATGTTTTTCCAATCTATCTTAAATTTATTATTTTCTGGATATTGAATATTCTTGTCAAAATGTATATATTCATTTGTATTTTTAATAAAAATTATATTATCTTGTACTTTTAATTCAAAGTTTCTTAATTCATTTAATGTATAATATTTTTTTAAGATAATTGTATATTCATCGTCTAAATTTTCAAATAATATTTCTTTAAACTCTTTCATATTACAATTTTATATATTTTTTTTCTATTTTAATTTAATTTGTTCTATAAATTATTTTTTTTTTATATTAAATAAAAGATGAGTAATAAAATACTTGCTTTAATGGCATGTCATAGTGACTCAAAAAAAAAATATTTCTCAACTTTGAATAATATTTTTTGTATAGAAAATTATATTCAAGATTTAATTATCATTAATAGCAGTGAAGCAAAATATTCGAATCATTTAAAAGATGACCTTAAAGATTATAAAAAATTAATAAATTATCATAGTATACCAAACGATAATCATTATGATTTTGGAAAATGGATATATGCTTTATCTAATCATGATGTTAGTGATTATGATTTTATTTTATTTATAAATGACTCGATTTTGATTATGAATAATATAGTAAATTATTTTTATTTTTTTGATAATATATCAGAAAAAGTAAATTTATATGCATATAATGATTCGACGCAAAATAATATATATCATTATCAATCTTATTTATTTTTAATGAATGTAAATGTAATTGATAATTTTTTCAAATTATTTAAATCAAAAAAAGAAAAGATTATAGATAAAGAATCATTAGTTGAACATATGGAAATGAATTTAACTAATTTAGATGAAAAGCATGATGTATTTTTAAAATTGGGAAAGGAATGGAATATAAAAAAAAATATTTTTTGGGAAAATGAAGAATTATATGAATATTTAATTACTAAAAATATATTTCATTTATTTAAATGTAAAAAAATTGATGATAGTTATGAATTTTGTAAAATAAATTATGAATATGAAATCAATAATTTTGATTCTACATTTTATTTAAATCAATATCAAGATTTAAAAAATAAAAATGTAAACAATAATCAATTAATAAAACATTATAAAGAATATGGATTTAAAGAAGGAAGAAAATCTAATCAGCAACATTATTATATAATATCAAATTATTATGATACTTTTTTAAAAAAAAGAAATTTAAATTCATTTTTCTGTTTAGATAATAATTTTGATATAGTTCAATATAAAAAAAAAAATACATCCATTAAACATTTATCGAATGAAAAAACAATTCTTCATTTCTATAAATATGGTATTGAAAATGATGAAAATTATAACGAACAAATGATTATAAATAAAAATAAAAATTATGTATATTTTATTGATAAATTATTTAATAAGAAAATTGAATTACCAAATGATTTTAATCTTACTGAATTTATAAAATTAAACAGTCATGATATTTTTTTTAAAAACAAAGGATTATTAAATACAATACTATTTTTAAATGAAAATAATATAAAAATATATAATTATATTCAAATAAAAAGTGAATTAAATATAGATTATTTTAAAAAAGTATTCGAAGAATATAAAGATTTATCAAAAGAAGAAATTGAAATACTTTTTTATAAATTCTATAAAAATATTACTTTTAAAAAAATACCAGAAAATCAATTAAAATTATATGCTCATAAAAACAATATTATATATGATAAACATAAAATATATTCATATTATTTTCATAAATACAAATCTCAATTAAAAGATAATATATTTATAAATATAACTATGAAAAGTATTATAAAAAGTGATATGAAAAGTGATATAAAAAGTGATATAAAAAGTGATATAAAAAGTGATATAAAAAGTGATATAAAAAGTATTATAAAAAGTGATATGAAAAGTATTATAAAAAGTGATATAAAAAGTGATATGAAAAGTGATTTTGATCCTAAAATATATAAAATTTTAAATAAAGATATTCAAGATTTTAGTGATAAAGATGCGGAAGAACATTATTATCAAAATGGAATACATGAAAATCGCTTATATAAAATACCAGATGATTTTTCATCTATTGCATATAAATATCATTATTTTGATGAATTTAAACATTTTAATGATGAACAATTAAACCATCATTTTTTACATAATGGTTATCATGAAAAACGTAATTATAAATTACCTTATTATTTTCACCCAGATGTTTATAAGAAAATAGTTCCTTCTTTAGAAAAAATGAATAATAATAATTTAATTGAACATTTTATGAAATTTGATTATAAAAAAGATAAAATAAAAAAATCTTTTAATGATTTTTATCAAAACCCAGAAAATGAAAAAATATTTAATAGTTTAAATTTAATACCAAATGATTTTGATGAAAATATATATAAAATAATTTATGATGATCTTAAAAAATTAAATAGTCTTCAATTAAAAAATCATTATTTAAATCATGGTATGCATGAACAAAGAAAATATAAATTACCTGATGATTTTGATATTAAATTATACAAATATTTTAATATTGATTTAGAAAATTTAAATAAGAATGAACTAATTAGACATTATATATTTATTGGTATAAAAGAAAAAAGAATATATAAAATACCAGAAAATTTTGATGAATCAGTATATAAAAAACTTAATAAAGATTTAAATAATTTAACTGATAATCAACTAAGAGACCATTTTATGAAATGTGGATTTAGAGAAAAAAGAGCATATTATATTCCAGATGATTTTGATCCTCAAGAATATAAAAGACTTTATGATGATTTAAAAAATGTAAAGAATGATGAATTAATAAGTCATTATGCAAATAAAGGTATATATGAAAAAAGAATATATAAACTACCAAATGATTTTGATGAAAATGAATATAAAAAATTTTATGATGATTTGAAAAATTTAAGTAATCAAGAAGCTCTTTATCATTATGTCACTAATGGTATAAAAGAAAAAAGACTTTATAAAGTACCAGAAGATTTTAATATAAAAAGATATAAACAACTTCATTTTGATTTACAATTTATGAATGATGTTTCTGTATATGAACATTTTATAAATCATGGAATACAAGAAAATCGACAATATAAAGGTTTTAATAAATATTTTAAAGAAATAACAAAAAAAGTTTCAGAAAATAATAATGAAAAGAATGAAAAGAATGAAAAGAATGAAAAGAATGAAAAGAATGAAAAGAATGAAAAGAATGAATTTGATTTAAATCAACTACCAAGTGATTTTAGTGTAAAAGGATATAAATCATTTAATCCGGATTTAATTTATTTTGATAAAGATGAATATTTAAAAAAACATTATTTAGAAATTGGGATTCATGAAAAAAGACTCTATAAGATTCCTTATAATTTTAATCATGAATTATATAAAAGACTTAATCCAGATTTAGATTTACATAATAAAAATGATTTAATTAATCATTTTAAAAGTAATGGTAGTTTTGAAAAAAGAAACTATTTATTTCCAAATGATTTTGATTATGAATTTTATAAAAATATATATTTAGATAAAAATAAAAATTATTCAAAACATGATATTCAAGAACATTATTTAAATTTAGGTATTCATAAAAAATATAGAATTAACAGTCCAAATGATTTTAATGTATCTATTTTTAAAAAATTAAATATAGATTTAGAAAAAATAAATGATTATACATTAATTAAAAATTTTATTGAAGGTGAATACAAAAATCGAATATATAAATAATTTGTATATATATCATTTTTAATATTATTATTATTTCATGGAAGAAATAATTCTTGTTCAAAATAATATTGAAAAAGTAAATTTTCTTAATTTATTTAATGATAATTTTCATGATGAAAATTGTTTAAAAATAGCAACTTATATAATAATTGAAAATAAATTATTTATAAATTATGATAACCAAATATGTTATACTTTTGATTATTTAAAAACAACAAATAATATTAAATATTTTCAACAAGTTCATGTTTTAAATAAAAGTAATGATTATTTAAAAATTGTTCATGAAAATTGGGAAGATGATGTAATTTTAAATAAAGAATTAAATTATCTTAAAAGATTAAAAAATGAAGATGGCGGAAATTATGAAATGAATAATCATTCTATTAATATATATTGGGATAATTACGAAAAAGAAACATTTGTATTAGATGAACATAGTCAAAAATATATTATTCAATCAAAGAATAATTATAATTCGATTTATATTAAAAATTCTACATGGGAAGAAGAATGTAATTATGATTTAAATACAAATATTTTAAAACGAAATACAAATAATGAAAATGGAGAAATTATATTTGAAGATAATTATTTAACTATTCAATGGGAAAAATGGGATTCAGAATTATTTTATTTTCATAAAAATATATATCAAAGTAATTCTTTTTTTATAAAGAATATTAAAATATATTTAGAAGAAAATCAAGAATATTTTATAGACCAAAAATATATATATAATAATTTATATTATCAGGAACTATTGAATAGTAAATTATTTGAATATGAAAAAGAAGATATTTTTTTAAATTTATACAATAAAAATCAAGAAAAAATATATAAATTAATAGAAATTGAAAATATATTTTATGATATTAAAAAATTAAAAAAATTATTTTTAGAAAATATTCAATATTTTATTTTTTTTGATCAATGTATTATATTAGATTTACATTATATTGTTATAGGTGAATTTGAAAACAAAGACGAAAATACAATTAATATTCATTTTTATAATGATTTAAGAGATAATAGTTATATTATAATATATAAAGAAGATAATTATTATTTAGAAAATAATAATAATGAATATCAAATATATGATTATCATAAAATAATATATTTAGAAGATGAAATAAAATATTTAGTATCAAATAATAAAAAACAATTAGTATTTGAATATGAAGATAAATTTGAAATATATAATAAAATATATAAATATTATTTTAATCAAAAAGACTATTCTTATTTAAAAAACTGTAATTTTGATGATAATGTTTATAATTTTTTTAATGAAAATTATAATAATATTATATTAAATATTGAAAATAATAAAATTATATATAATCAATATAGTTTTGAAGAAAAATATTTATTTTTAAATAATTTTAAATATTTGAAAGATGAATTTGAAATAAATATATTTGAAAAATATGGTTTTATGTTTATCGAAGATGTTAATTTATCATGTATTAATTATAATAAATACCATATTTTTGATATACAAATAAATGATAATTTCAAAAAAACAATGGCGACTTTCTTAGAAGAGATAAATAACATAAATCAAAATGATTTGAAAATATTTATTTATGAAGATTATAGTGATTATGAATATTTTAATTCTTTATTAGAAATAGATTTAATTAAAAACAGAGTTTTATTAATTGATTATTCTAAATCCAAAATAATGAAAATGAATTATTATTATATATTATTAGATCGATTATGTTATTTAAAAAATATTACAATAAAAAAAGAAAAAGATATGGTAGATAAAATAAATGAAATGGTACTATTTTTAGATAAAATAAAATTATTTATGAATAATAAATATGATTTTGTATTATTTTGTATTTTATATTACATTAAAAATAACTTAAATAATAATTTAAAGTTAATATTATGAATGAAATATTTATTATTTTAAAAGGTAATTATGATTTTGTATTTTTAATATTTGACAATTATAAAAATGAATGTATTTTTCAAAAAAAAAAATATAATTTTACTTTTATCTCAAATCATCAACTTCGAATATTTAATCAAGAACATGATGTTATTCTAACTACAATAGATAGTTTTATTTATAGTGATGATGAAAATCAATTCAATTATTTTAAATTAGTGGAATTAATACACAATGAATGGTTCGACCAGTGTTTATTAAATTTAAAAAATAAAGAACTTATTCGAATGAAAGATCGAGAAGAAAGTGGAAATTTTGAAATATTTAAAAAATATTTAAAGGTGACATGGAATAATTGGGGCAATGAATTATTTATTCAAAAAGAAAAAAATATTTATTTTCAAGAAAATTATCTTTATAAAAATAAAAGTTTACATGATATTGAATATAAAAAACAAAATAAAATAATTATTTTCATACATTGTTGTGTAATTGAAAATGGGTTAACTATATTATTTGAACAACTTGATAGAATTATAAAATCAAATTTATATAATGAGTGTGAAAAAATAATAGTTAATATTTTAGGTTATAATCATAGTGATTTAATAAATAAGTATCAATATAAATATAAGATAGAATTTATTTATTCAAATTTCAATATTAATTATTATGAATTAATTACAATTAATATGATATATGATTATTTTAAAAATGAAGATGAAAATTATAATGTGCTTTATATTCATTCAAAAGGAGTAAGAAAAGCAGGGAATGAAGAGGTTATAAATTCATGGAGAAATATGATGGAATATTATTTAATTGAAAAATATGAATATTGTAATTATTTATTGAATGAAAATATTGCAAATACATTAGGAAATAATATTATTAATAGTTTTGATATAGAACTGGATAAATTTGTATTATTAAATAAAGATCATTGTTATCATTATTCAGGAAATTTTTGGTGGGCTCAGAGTAATTATATTAAAAAATTAGAACCTTTAAAAATAGAAGAAGATAAAGAAAAAAGATTTATTCAGCGTTATCAAGCTGAAAATTGGATTTTAAGTAAAAAAGAAGAAGGAAAGAGTGGAATATTATATCAAAATTATACAAATTTGCATCCATATCATCGTATTATTTTTAATAAATACTTACATAAAAATATATTAATAAAATTAATTTAATTATAGTATTTTTTTTCATTTATTTACTAATGAATGAATTTAAAGTAATGTCAAATGAATGGTTTGATACAATGTATATAGAAAATAATAAAATATATAGAAATACAAATAAAGATTTTGGTACATTTGAGTTAAATCAAGATAAACTAATTATAAATTGGTCAATTTGGGGATCCGAGACATTTATGAAAAATAAAGATGATGTTTTTTATAAAGAAAATATAAACATTTTTAAAATAAAATTAGAGTCATCCACATTCAATGAAGAAGCATTACTTTATATTAATAATAATAATATTCATTTAACATTTTCTGGTCATATTGGTACTTATATATTTAATCATAATAAGTTATATATTTTATGGAATCATAAATCTAAAGAAGAAGTATTTTATATGTATAATTATGGTACTCATTTTAGTTCATTAAGAAAAAGTAGTAGTAAATGTTTAGATAAAAAATTAATTAAAAATATAGCAATTGTATTTCCTCAATTTCACGAAATAGAAGAAAATAATAAGTTTTGGGGAGAAGGGTTTACAGAATGGACTTTACTTAAAAAAATCCCAGAAAAAATAGAAGAACAAATTATAAAAAAGCCTCATGATGATATAGGATATTATAACCTCAAAACGATTGAACATCGTACTTATATGGAAAAATTAGCTAATTTCTTTAATATCCATGGTTTTTGTTTTTATCATTATTGGTTTAAAAATAAAAAGATAATGTATGAACCAACTGAACTTATGTTAAAGGACGGAAAACCAGATAAACCATTTATGTTTTGTTGGGCGAATGAACAATGGACAAAAAAATGGGATGGAGGAAATAATGAAATATTAATAGAACAAGATTATTCAGACACAAAAGGAAATTATGATCATTTTATATATTTATTACAATTTTTCAATTATAAAAATTACATAAAAATAAATAATAAACCGGTATTTATATTTTATCGTTTAGAAGATAAGGATAAAAATCATATTGAACAAATTATTAAAGAGTGGAATCAATTAGCCATTGAAAATAATTTTTCAGGAATTTATTTTATGCGATTTTTAGGACCATTTGATAATGAATTAATAATAGAAGGAATCGAGGGTTTCATTAATTTTGAACCTGGTTATATATCTCAAATTAATGGTAATGATATATTAAGTTATGAAGAGAATAGTTCAATTTTTGATGATAACAAATATAATGAAACGGATTATTTAAATAAAAATCCTGATATCGAAAATTTAATAAATAAAAAAATTTTACAAAATGGGTATCAACATTATAAAAATTTAAATGATAAAGAAAAAAAAATACGTACAACAAAATTTAATGTAAATGATGGAAAAATAGCATTAGAAAAAATAGGTAACCAAGAAATAAAATTTAAAAATCAAAATTTAGGATTATTTGTTGGTTGGAATAATATTCCACGACGAAATTATACAAATAAAAAATACACTAATTATCCGATGTATTATAAAAATATAAACGATGAACTTTTTGGTGAAACATATAAAAAAATTCTGGATAAATCATCAATTAATCCAAATAATGAAAATGATTTTATATTTATAACTTCTTGGAATGAGTGGAATGAACAATCGTCATTAGAACCTAATAATATTGATGGATACAATTATTTATATCAAATAAAAAACAAATATCAAGATTTATATGAAGTAAATAAAACCAAAAAAGTACTTATTTTTAGTCATAAGGGAGGCGGAACAGAAAAATATATAAATGATTTAATAGAAATATTTAATGATTATGAATTTACTTATTTTAATGATTATGATAAACAAATTGATTATAATGAGTATTATAGTAAAATTGACATGATTCATATTAATAGTTTTTTTAATACAAAATATAGTTTTGATTATGTTAAGTTTTTTTCTATGTATTTTTTAAAAACAAAAAAAATAATTACAATACATGATTATCAATGGTTATTTCCAAATGACCCTAATATTTTATCTTATAAAGTGAACAAAAATAATATTGAAGAAATAAATATAAGTAATTTTTTTATTTTATTAAAATTAATGGATATTATTATTTTTCCATCTCATAATATATACAAAAATTACAATGAATTGATGAATATGAATATTTTTCAAGATAAAATAAAAATAATACAACATAATGATAAAATATTATTTCATTCTAATATTAAAATATATCCTGTTAAAAAATATATTCATGTTGCTTTTGTAGGCAATTTCATTGAATATAAAGGTTCTAATATATATAAACAACTATTCAATAATATAAAATATTATCAAGGTTATTTAATAAAATATCATGTATTTGGATATATGTCTAATAATGAAATAGATAATAAAATAGATGATGAAAATTTTATTTATCATAATGATTATAATGATAATGATATTATAGATTTATTAGAGCAAAATAATATTCATTTAATAACACATTTATCATTATTTGAAGAAAGTTATTGTTATGCTTTAACGAACAGTATAAATAGTGGTATTCCAATTATTTATATTGATCATGGTGCTTTTACTGAAAGATTATTAAAGAATGATAGATATTTTCCAACAAATGTAGATAATTTTTTCAATAATTTTAAAAAGTCTCTTAATTATATAATAAATAATCAAAATACAAATATAATTAAAAATAAAGTAAATAATAAAATCCAACCTAATAGATGGTATTTAGAGAATTATTAAATAATTAGATATATTTTTTTAGAAATATTATTTTTATAATATAGATGAAAATAATATCATTGTCAAACGACGAAGCAGGATATGCTTGTGCTGTTGGAACATCTATAAAAAGATATTATGAAAATAAAAGTAAAACGAATTTTTTTGATTTTTTAGTTGTATCTATGGATTCAATTAATAAAATACTCAACATGTCTAATTTAGATTTATTAAAAGATAATATAAATATTGATGAAAGTAATAAAAAAACGTCTATTATTACATGGAAAAATTTCGATAAACTTGTAAGTTATCATGATTTAAAAAATAATTTTACTAAATCTGATTATATAGACTTTAATAATAAATATAAAAGAAGATGGATACGATTGATTCATTTTATTTATGAAGAAGATATAATTTTTTTTATAAGATATGGAACAATTAGTAATAGTGAATTAGATTTATTTTATGAAAATATAAATCATTTAAATAATAATTTAGTTTTTTATTTTATAAATGTAGATTATGATGAAAATAATTGCGACAAACAAGTAAAATTTAAAAATTATAAAAATTATATTTATATAAATTTTAATTTAATTAATAATGAAAATAATCAAAATAACGAAGAAGATGATTATTATAGAATATTGAATTATAATTGGAATTTTGTATTTAAAATTATTGAAAAAAATTATCATTTTATTTTAAAAAATAAATAAAATTAGTTATTGAATCAGATTATTTTTGTTGTTTTTATTTAGTTCATGAGTAATATAAAATCCATTCATGTTATAAATAATACATGGGAAGATAAATTATTATTGGATTTTAATAAATTTAGATTAACTCGAGAAAATAAAGAAAATGAGTATGCTTCTTTTAAAATTTTTAAAAATATATTACATGTGATATGGGATTACTGGGATGAAGAATTTTATTTTGAATATAATAATATATTTTATAAATCTGATAAAATTATGTTTAAAACGTTAGAATGGGAAGAATATTGTTATATTAATGAAAAAAGAATGATTGTTTATCAATTAAAAGATAATTTATTAGGTGAAATAAAACAAGTAAATAATGATACTTTTTTTATTGAATGGAAAAAATATAATAATAATTTTTTACTTGATATATTAAATATTAAATATTATAATAATTCAAAAATTATTAATCAACAACCTCTTATTAAAAATAAAGAACAAAAAATACCTAATATATTTCATTTTGTTTATGGTTTTAAAAAACAAGACAAGGAATTTGAACTTTATAAATATTTAGCAATAAAATCTGCTATTCGTATTAATAAACCTTTAAAATCTTATTTTCATTATTTTTATGAACCTTTTGGTAAATATTGGGATAAAATAAAACCATATTTAACATTAGAACATGTAAATCCTCCATCTGAAATTTATGGAAATACATTATATCATTATGCACATCAAGCTGATATAATTCGTCTTCAAAAATTAAACAAATATGGTGGTATTTATTTAGATATAGATACAATTTGTTTAAGATCTTTTCAGGATTTATTAAATTACGATTTTGTAATTGGTATTCAAGGAAATAAAGATAATCAAGAAATATATGGTTTGTGTAATGCTGTTATGTTAAGTAAACCAAATAGTCCTTTTATTTTAAAATGGATTGATAGTTATACTTCTTTCAGATCCAAAGGTAGAGATAATTATTGGGATGAACATAGTGTTTTAATGCCATTAAAATTATCTTATCAATTTCCAAATGAAGTAAAAATATTAGAAAATTCTTCTTTTTATAATCCTCTTTGGAATAATATTCATGATATATTGTTTAATACACAAATCAACAACGATGAATATAAACATTTAATTGAAAAAAATTATTGTATTCATTTATGGGATACTTATACAAATGATTATTTATCAAAATTAGATGAAGAAACAATTATGAATCAAAATACAATTTATAATATATTTACAAGAAAATTTATTAAAAATGAAATTTCAATACTTATGTTAACTTATAATCGTTATGAAAAAACAATCGAATGTTTAGAATCATATTTATCTTGTTTAGATATGGTAATAATTAAAGAACTTATCATTTTTGATAATAATAGTGATGAACAATTAAAAAATTACTTAATTCAATTTGAAAAAAAACATAAAAAAATAAAAATTATATTTCATCGTGAAAATATTGGGGTTTGTGGAGGAAGAATTGAACTATTTAAAAAAGCAACAGGAGATATTATATGTAGTTTAGACTCAGATGCTAAATTATTAGATTCAAATTTCTTTGTAAAAGTAAGAGATTTATTATATGATGAAAAATATGGTATTATTGGTATTTCTGGTGCATATATAAATTCGTGGAATTTTGGAGAACAAGAAGATATTGATGAAAATGATAATAACGAATATTTTTGTCATCATATAGCAGGATGTTGTCAAGTATTTAGAAAAGATTTATTTCATTTTGGATTTCAACTTGATCCATATTATGGTTTTTTTTGGTGTGAAGATACTGATTTATCATGTCAATCATTGGCACTTAATAAAATTAATTATCGTCTTAATGCTGAAAAATATATTGAACATCATTGGGGTGGAAGTGGTGCTTCTTATCATGAACTATTTGAAAAAAATTGGTATTATTTAAAAAATAAGTGGAAAAATAAAATAATTCATCATATTTGTTAAGATATTTTATTTTTTATTTTTGTTTTATTATGGATAAAGAAATAATCCTTTATCATAAAGATTGGTATGGTATTTGTAATATTACTAAAAATAAAATTAAAAGATTGAAAGATGAAAATGAAACAGGAATTTTACATTTTAAAAAAAATCAAATTGAAGTTAATTGGGATAAATGGAGTACTGATTATTTTAATTATATTCAGGATAATATTTATATTGAAAAAACATATATTTTTGAAAAACTACTTCTTATTTTATTATTAAAAATAAATAATTATTTTATATTACCATATCATAAAAATGATTATTATTTTATTTATGGGAATGTAGAAGATTATAATTTAGAAAAATATATTTATTATCATAATCAAAAATATATTTTTTATTTAAACAAAATTTATATATATGAAAATGATATTCATTATTATTTCCATTTAGAAACATATAATTTTAATAAAAAAACAACTTATATATTAAATAAAAATAATTTCAAATTTTTTGACATTGATAATATTTTTAATTGTGGTTGCTATGAAATGAATAATAATATACTTTATCTAAAATGGCAAAATGGAAATACTAAAAAATATTTATCGAATATTTATCATGAAGAAAAAAATATGAATTATGAAAATATTAAAATAATAAAAAATAATAAAATAGTATTATATGATCGTATATTATTTAGTAATATTAGCTTAGTTGAAAATAAAATTATTTTCAGTTCTATACACTATATTTATCATCCATGGAATTTTGATGAACTTAAAATAAAAATACCAAATAATAAAATTATACAAAAATATAATTTAGATTATGAAAATTATGAAAGTTGTTTTATGATGATTATTGAATTAGAAAATATTCAAGAAAAAGAATCAATTATTATTGAATATGAAAATAATATATATGAAATTGATATATATCAACTTCAATTACCTAAAAAAGAAATATATGCTATGACATTATTTAAAGATGATTATTATTTAATTAAAAAATATATGGAATATTATCATGAACTTGGTATTGATTGTTTTTTATTTTATTATAATGGAACATTTAATGATAAATTATTAAAAGAAATAAATATGTTAAATCAATCAAAATATCAAATTATTTTAATCGAATGGGATTTAGAATATTGGTGGCAATATTTAAGTAATCCAAGACATCATCATGCACAATCGATGGCAATAAATGATTCATTGTATATTTTAAAAGATGTATGTGATTATATCCTTTTTAATGATTTAGACGAATATATTGTTTTAGAAAATAATTTTAAATCTTTAATTGAAAATAATATTGATGTTGATATTTTTGAATTTAAATGTATGTTTTGTCAAATGGGTAATGAATTGATTAAATATCGTAATTTTTATTTTGAATTTGATGAAAAAAATATCATAAAAGGTAATTATTGGGATAAGTATCGAGAAAAAAATTTAATAAAAACATCTTCGATAAATTTAATGGGTATTCATTACGCAATACAAAAATTTAGTAAAAAAGAATTTGTCATTCATAATAGTGGATATTTTTATCATTTTGTTAATTTTTTTGAAAAAAATAGACCAGAACTTATGACACAATATATATCTTAAGTTTATTTTTTATTATATTTCTATTTTTTTATAACAATATATATGCTTGATATATATTTTATAATACCATCCATTGGAAGAAAAAGTCTTGAACAAACAGTTCAATCATTAAATAGCTTAAAAAATAAAAATTGGAACGCACTAATATTATTTGATGGTATTGAACCTTTTATTTGTTTTAAAAGTCATCAAATTCATTATTTAACAGTAGAAAAAAGTGGTATTGAATCCAAAAAAAATAATGGTGGATTGGTTCGAAATATTGGTTTTGAATATATCATTAAAAATAATATTAAAACAAAATATATTGGTTTTTGCGACGACGATGATAGTTTACATCCTGATTATATTGAACATCTAAAGAATGATATACAATTATTTAATGAACCAGATATGATTATATATCGTATGATGTATCAAAATGGTAATGTAATTCCACATCCATTAACAACAAAAATTCAATTGAAAAATGTGGGTATTAGTTTTGCTTTTAAAAAAGAATTACTTGAAAAATTTCAATTACAATTTATGAATCATCCTTATGAAGATTATCTTTTTATTCAACAAGCCAAAAAAAATCCCATAAATATACTTATTTCAAAATATGTTAATTACTTTGTTAGAACAAATTATCAAGAACATATTGATAATATTAAAAATTATCCACCTATTTATATTCAAAAGAATAAACAATAAACAAAATTTATATTAGATAAATACGTGTACTTATTTTTTATGATATTTTATTTATTATAATTTATTATATTATTTCAATTATAATGGTTCATATAGGTTATTATCTGTTATTAAAACTTAGAAAGGTGACTCTCTCGTTATTGTGGGAAGATCTTTTTTAGCTTTCGGAAATAAAGAGTTTTTAGCATGTAGCCATATTTTTTCATTTTTTTCTACATAAGGTTTTGTTCTAAAAAGAGAATTTGTTTGTTCTTTTTTACCGCTTTTTGCTACATTTATTTCAGAAGGAGTTGTGGGTGAAGAATTGGATCTTCCACGTTGTTTTTTTTCACCAGTAGCACGACCAGGAGAACCAACAGGAGAACCTCCAATACCACAAAGCTCACGACGTTCTTTAATAGAATCACGCGAAAGAGGGACGGGGACGAGAGCATCAGCTTTAACCCGGGGTTTTTTTGTAAGAGGGTGGAGGACGGTAGCAGTAGCATATGATACGGATTTATCGGAATTCATTCTGATCGTAGAAACAATATATTTATATTTATATTTATATTTATGTATCGATTTTTTTTTAAAAATAACATTTATGTATATGATTTTTATTTTCATTTTATTAAATTATTTGAATAACTTCAAAATAGATAATTTTAACTATAAATAATATATTCATCGTGGAATTATGAAATAAGACAAATACTAATTTTTAGAACGACAAAATGGACATAGTACATATATATCATCAGATGTATATGTTATATCAAACCAACAATCATTGCAAATATGATGACCACATTGAAGTTTTATTATATTTTTAATTTCAAAACAAATATTACATTCTTCTTGTAACGCTAAATATTCATGTATACCCATTTGAACGAAACAATTATCACATACTCCTTTATGACAATCAAGTATCCATTGAGGAAGTTTTATGTTACATTTATCATAGTTTCTACATTTAATTAAATTACAACAATGTGTTGGACAATATCCTTCATGATTTAGATGACCACATTTACAAAAATGAAACAAAGTATTTACTTTTGTTTTTTTACAGATACACTCGCATTGATTAAGACATTTTCCATCACCATTACAATTATTTTCAATAAAATTCATAATTTAAAAATATATAATGAATTGAATATCGATAAAATCAAGAAAATAATTTAGAGTTAAAATAGTAGTGTAATTTATGGAAAATAAATATTATTTTCAAGATTTATATTTGAAATATAATATTAATATTCTTGAAATATATAAAATATTTTCAGATCATATTATAAATATACAATATTTTCTAAATAATTTTGAAATATACCATAAAAAGATATTAAATATAACAAAAATAGAAGATATTAATATATTTAAATTTTATCCATTTTTTCAATTTAAAAATAAATATAAATTACTTTATTATTTTCAAAAAAATAATATACAAATTAAAGAAATTGATTTTGATTATATATTTAAATTATTTAAATCTAATTCATGTATCGTTGATGAAGATATAATTACTTTTTTTGAAAATAATTTAAATAAAATGTATTTAAATAAGTCTATATTAGAAAGTATTGATAATGAAAAATTACTTCAAAAATATAATTTTATCGAAAATAAAAGTTATAGTATATTAAAAAAAAATATAATAGATGAATATGATTTTTTCAAAAAAAAACCATTATTTAAATTTTATCATAAAATTTTTTATTTTAAAAATAATGAGCAAGTTTTTTACTTAATAAAAAAATATAATATGAATTTAGATTTGTCAAATTTTATTGATTACATTGATGATATAGAATTTAAAATGGATAATCCTAAAAATATAAAAAATTTACTTATTCATTATTTAAATAATTTTGAGAAAATAAAAATGTTTTTATCGGAAAAGTTATTTAGGCTATTATTTCCAGACTTTGATTTATTATTTTTTATTCAAATTTATTCAAATGTATTAAAAAAAAATAATATTAATATAAATACAAAAATAGATATTTATAATTTTTATTATTCAAATATAAATATTATATTATTTATAAATAAAAAAATATTTTATGATAAATATCCATGTATAGATTTAAATTTTATACAAAAAGTATATTTAAATAATTCTAATTTTATTGAAACAGAAATTATTCAATATTTTTTAGAAAATAATAGTATATATCAAAATAAAAAAGAGTTTTTTAAAATGTATCCTGATTTTAGTCTTAATATATTTTTAAATTCTCAAAAAAAAACGATATTTTTGGACAATGAAAAAATGATTCATTTTATTATTAATAATAAGGATTGTATATTTTCAGTAGAAACGTTTTTAAAAAAATATAATCAATTTGATATTATAATATATCAAAAATATTATGAACTTGAAACATTAAACAATGATGAAATTATAATTCACTTTTTAAATAATTCTTCAAATAATATTATTCAAAATAAAGAATGTTTACAAAAAATATATAATATTGAATTTATTGAAAAAATTAATTTATATAATAATAAATTTGATATAATTGAAGAGCTAAAGGTAAATACAAAATTAATTATAAATTTTAATCAGTTCATTCATATATATTTAAATAAGATAACTAATTTATGTAATAATAATAGTTTTTTATCAGATATTTATGGTCAATATAAACATAATTTATGTAAATTAAAAAATGAATCTGAACTTTTATATTTTTTAGAAAATACTATTTATACTTTACATATTCATGAAAAGTATGTGGGACTTAAATATATTTTTACATTAAATGAGGTTATTCAAGATTTAAGTTTCAATAAACCTAATTTAAAAAAAGGAATAACATTAATTATTCGCGCGAAAAATGAAGAATTAAATGTTAAAATATGTATCGAAAGTGTTATTGACTTAGTAGATGAAATTATTTTTGTGAATAATAATAGTTCTGATAAAACAGGAATCATTGCAGAAGAATTATCTATAAAATATAGTCATTTAAAGGTATATCATTATTTTTTAGATGTAAATAAAGTAGGAATTCAGCATCAAGAAGCAATTAAAAAAGGAGATAAAAATACATTAGGTACATATTATAATTGGTGTTTATCAAAAGCAAATTATATAAATGTAATTAAATGGGATTCTGATTTTATATGTATACGAGAAAATTTTAAGCAAATGATAAAAAATTATAATTTAAGAAATAGAAATGATAAATTTGCACTCTGGTTCACAGGTACTACGTTATTTATACATGATGAATATTTATATTATAATATAAATTCATTTTATAATGAATATCGTGTATTTTCATATTCAAATGATTTTAAATGGTACGATGGTGAATATTGTGAATATGTAGAACCTTATTTAATTAAATGTTTATATAAATATAAAATAAATTACCCTATTTTTTACGAAATGAAAAATACATCAATTAATGAATTTGAGTCACGTTCATCATTATTAGATATTCGTGATAAAAATGATTATGAATTACTTGAATTATTAAAAAAAAATAATATTAATAATGAAAATTTAATTAGTATTGAAAAAAAAAATATAAATCAAATAAAACATATATTTATTTATACAAATACATTAAGCAGTGGAGGGAGTAATTTATTTATCATAGAATTATATAATTATTTAAAATCATTTGGATTCTATGTTTATATAATTGTAGATCATCTTCAAGAACAAAAAAAAGTATTTCAAATAATTGACCAATATGATATATTTTTAAATCATGAAATAAATGATAAATTAAATAATATTCAAGTTGATTATTATATATGTAATGGATTTTTACCATCTTATATTTCGAATCATTTAGATAAAGTAAATAATAAAATAATATTTATTAGTCATAGTGATATAGCTTATTCAAATTATTATATACAAAAATTTCATGCATATTTTAATAAAATAATTACTGTAAATAATTACACAAAATTAAAACTTATGCAATATTTAAATATAAATTCAACAAAAATATATAAACTTGTAAATTTCAAGAATAATAAAATAAATAAGAATGTGTTTAAAAAAAAAAAAAATATTTTTGGTGTTATTTCAAGATTTAGTGAAGATAAAAATATTATTATGTTATTGTTTGCACTTCAAAAAATATTTAGTCAAAAAAAAAACCAACATTATTTATGTTATTTAGTAGGTAGTGAAAATAAAACAATAGAACAATATATTAAGAGTCTAATTTGTTATTTAAATTTAAAAAAATATGTTATATTTGAAGGATTTCAAGAAGATGTTCAAGAATATTATCAACTTTTTGATTTTATTATATTACCTTCAGTATCAGAAGGGTGTTCATATAATATTTTAGAATCAATGTTTTATGAAAAAATAATGGTACTTAGTGATGTTGGTGGGAATCATGAATTATATCCTAATAATAATTGTATATTTTTTAATTATGAAGGTATTCGTGAATTTGAAAAAAATAACTTATATATAGAAAACTATCATGGACAACTTCATTTATTAGGTTATAAAATTAGTAATAATATTAAAAAAGAAGAATTAGTAACTGATTTTCAATCTTTTATTCATTATTTTAAATATATTCATAGTATTCCTTCTATCTTATTAAAGAAGGAAGATGAATTAAAAATAAAATGGAATATGCACCAAAAAAATATTGAAGACGCAATTAATAAAGCAATGAATATGGATTTAGACTCGATTAATAAACATATTACAAAGAATAAATTATTTTATGAAAAACAGTTCACTAAAAAAATATATTATGAATCATTAAATAATATAATTACTTAAATTTACTATAATTTACTTTATTTTACTTAAAATAATAATAATAATAAATATAAATGATTGAATTAATCTTTTATTTTCAACTAAATGATGATAATTCTGATTTTATTTTCAATGATTATTTATCTATTTTATCAATTATTCAAATTCAAGAACCTAAAAAAATATTTATATATCATCATAATGATAATTTAGAAAATAGTGTATATTATAAATATTTAATTAAATGTTTTTCAGAAGAATTATGTGTGTTTATAAAATATGAAAACTATTTTATAGATAAATTATTAATAAATATGAAAGAAAATGGAGGAATTTATATTAAAAATAATTTTATATTATTAAATAAATTATCATCTTATTTATTAAATGATTTTTTTTTCTGTGAAGATTGTATTTATGGATTTTCAAAAAATTGTTTTAAATCAGATAAATATAAAATTAAAATAATTATTGATAAAATATTTGAAATATTTGGTTACAAACAAAATATATGTAAATTAAAAAATAATACGATTTATAATGAATTAAACAACAATCAATTATTAAATATTATAGTGGATTATAATTTTAGTCATTATTTTAATATGATAAATTCATTTTTATTTTTAAAACTTGATAATAAAATAGAGGATGATGTTTTTATGAATCAATTACAAGAAAGTAAAATTACTTATTTAAATTTAGTTATTTATTATATTTTAGGTTATAGATTCTATCAAATACCAAAAAATATTAAAAAATATGAAAATAATTTAGATAATATTTTAAAAGGAATATCTAAAATTTATTGGTTAAATTTAAAGTCTTGTATTGAACGTAATCAAAAAATGTTAGATTTATTAAAAAATACATCTATTTTAAATAAAAGAGTAGAAGCATATGATGGTAAATTAATACAAGATATTAAAAGTAATTATTTTCAAGAAAATAATACAAATACAAATACAAATACAAATATAAATACAAATAATTCAAATTATGAATATGCTGTTCTTCTTTCACATCTGACTATGTTAAAAGAAGCATTAAATGATAATTATTTAGAAAATGATGATTATATTTTATTTTTGGAAGATGATGTATGTCTTGATTTTGGTTCTTATTGGGATGTATCAATTGAAAATATTATAAAAAATGCTCCAAATGATTGCGAATTGATTATGTTAGGTTATTTTAGTTTAAATATAAATTTTAATGAAAAATATCGTTTGTGGAATAATGATTGGAGTGCAATGGCATATGTTATTAAGAAATCTTCATTAAATAAATTAAGCAAGTTTATTGATGAAAATAAAAAATATAGTTTATTTAATGATGTTAATGTAGCGGATAACTATTTATTTCGAATTTTTAAAACATATGTTTATCAATTTCCTATATTTACTATTTTAGATAATAATACAAGTACTTTTCATAAAGATCATGATGATTATCAAAAAATATATAAAAATATAAATTATTTAATATTAAATAATTCAATTTCTAAATATTTTCAAATTAATAGTCTATAAAAGTTATTTTAGATTCTTCATTTAAATGATGTGGATAAATTAAACAATATTTACCATGAATACGATCATCACATGTATAGTTTCGTTCCTCTATATTATGTAGATGATGAATAATAATAGTATATGCAGGATTCTCAAGTTTATAACCAAAATCATTAATAATAGAAGCAAAAATATTATCACATCCTAATGTACCAAAAGAAAAATTTATCATATTTAAATCAATATTTAAAGGACTTTTAAAAACCCATGCATCTTGAGAGTCAGGTCGTGGTTCATCAAAATGGCGAAATATATCTTTATTCCCTTTTTCATCTTCGTTATATCTTAATAATGCATATACTGTATTATCTAAATTATTTTCTTGTATGTGTGTTAATGTATTATCAAAATATATATCACTGTTTGATAGAATTACAATATCTTTATAACAATATGAATTAATAAATTCAACCGCATCTTTAAAATTAAGTTTATTATCTTTTATTATATTGAATTGTTTGATTTTATTTTTATTTTCTATAAAATCAAGATCGTAATTTTTATCATTAAGTAAATATATCTTGTTAATATATTCATTTTCTACATTTTTTTTTAAACATTCATCTAATTCTTTTTGCCGTTTTATGTCGAGTGCTTTATAATAAGAAGTTATTAGTATCATTACCTTTTATATTTAAAAAAATAAAAATTTTTAATCGAATTTTCATAAATAAATTTTTTTGTTTTTGTTTTTATTTTTATTTTTATTTTTATTTAAAAATATAAAAATAATAAGAATTATGAACATTTTAAAAAATTACATGTTTTTTAATAATCAATATAAAGGTTTATCTAAAAATCAATTAATGTTTCAATATCAAAAAGATAAAAAAAATCCTTCAATTATTTGTTCTTTTAAAGAATTCAAAGAAAAATATCCTCATTTTGATATTGATTTTTATAAAAATGCGTATGATGATTTAAAAAACAAAAATAATAAAGAACTTATACAACATTGGATACATTTCGGTGTATTTAATAATTATATATCATCTAAATATGATTTTTATAATAAATATCCACAATTTAATATAAATGAATATCAAGAAAAAAAACATTTAAAAAATAAAAATGAAAATGAGATTTTATTTCATTATCTAAATATTGGTAAATATGAATATTATCAAATAAAACAAAAAAATAATATTATTATACAAAATAAAACACATCAAATTGTAAAATATAAAAAAGAAATAAAAAAAATAGCACATGTATTTGTTCATTTTTTCAAGATAGGAGGTGGAGAAATATTTTTAACTCAACTTATAAATTATTTTAAACAAAAATATCCAGAATTACATCATACTCTTTTTCTAAATAAATATTATTCTAAAAATGAAAAATATATGATAAATATAGAAATTAAATATTACGATAATTATGATCAATTATTTGAACTACTTGATGATTATGATATAATATATGACAATCAATTATATTTTTTTACTGATATAAATCCTTTTCCATTTAAAACATTATCTATCATACATGGTTGTTCAGTTGTGAAACAAAAAATAAAAAATAATCAAATACTGCATTCAATACATTTATATTCTGAAAAAAATATACATAATTCTTGGAATTTTACTATTAAAAAAATAAACTATTTAGGTGTTCAATCTATGCAAAAAAATATTCAAGAAAAAATAAACAGTAAACTTTTATTATTTACTGAAAATTATCAAGAAAAAATAGTATGGAATATAGGTATTTTGGGTAGAATTGATTCTCATAAAATACCTCCATCATTTTTAGAATTATTGATGAAACAATCAAATAATATTTTTATATTTAATATATATGGTTGTATTGATTCAAATTATGAAATTTATTTTTTAGATAAAATAAAAAAAATAAAAAATATAATTTATCATGGTGTTGTCGAACATGAAAATATACACGAAGTTTATTTACATAATGAAATAATTCTTAGTCCGTCTAATGATGAAGCAGGTGGTACAATATTATTAGAAGCGATGAATCATTGTTGTTTAGTAATAGCGAGAAATGCTGGTGGTAATAATGAAACAATTCAGTCAGAAAATTTTTTAGTAAATAATGAAGAAGATTATATTGATTTATTAAATAAAGCAATAAATATGGATTATAATGAATGGTGTTTTCATTTGTTTTATCAAAAAATAAATGTTTTATTGAAACATAATCAAGAGAAACAATGTAAACAACTCATTGATTATTCAAAAAATATTATTCAAAATGTTAATCAAATACCAAATTATGTTCACTATATTTTTGGTTTAAAAAAACAAACTGAAGATTTTTCATTTTTATTTTATTTATCAATTTATTCAAATATATTAATTAACAAACCAGATATTATTTATTTTCATTACCATTATATACCAAAAGGATATTGGTGGAATAAAATTAAAGATTATTTAACACTTAATTTTGTACCTTTTATTGATTTTAAATTAAAGAATAATATTAAAATAGAACATTATGCTCATAAAAGTGATTATTTACGATTATTAATTTTAGAAAAATATGGTGGTATATATTTTGACATTGATAGTTTTAGTATTAAAAATTATAGTGATTTATTAAAACATGATTGTGTAATTGGAGTTCAAGAAAAATATAAAAATGAAAATGATTTATTTGGAAATGCTGTTATATTTTCTAAACCCAACCATTTTTATATACAAGATTGGTTAAATCAATATGAATTCGAATTTAATAATGAAGAATGGACAGGATCATCATTATTTTTACCTACTAAAATATATAATAATTATAATGAAACACAAAAAAAAAAGATTCATGTAGTGAAATCGACTTATTTTTATTACCCTAATTATAATGAAGAACATTTATTATTTCATCAAAATCAAAATATTCATGAAGATAGTTTTGTTTTTCATTGTTGTCAAAATTATTTGAATTCATATATAAATCATTTTAACATAAATTGTTTTGATATTATTGAAAATTTAAATGATTGTTTATTTCATCAATATGTTAAAAATATAATTAACAATTCTGTTATTGAATACAATGATGATGATGATGATGATTTTACAGAAATAGAAAAAATGAAAAATGATTTTACTGATATATTGAAATCTTCTAAACAAGAAAATGTTTCAGTTTTATTAAATGTACAAAATTATAAACTATTTTTAAAAAATATAAATAGTATTCATTGTTTATTTAAATATAATATTTATTTTTATATATATTTAAGTAAAAAAGAACAAGAACAAGAACAAGAACAAGAACAAGAACAAATTAATATTAAAATAATTGAAGAATTTAAAAAAGTGCATAATGTATTTTTTTATTTAATAATAAGTGATGATAATTTAGAAGAACATGATAAAATTAATTTTATTCAATATATGCATGTGTCAAATAAGATAATTAAAATGAATGAAAATAATATTCAATGTGTTAAACTCCAAAACAATGATAATAAATATAATTTATTAAATTTATTAAAAGTAAATAGTATTTACAAGGTATAATCAAATTTTTCATGATAATTTGAATAATTATTTTCATTGACAATGTCACTACTTAAATTTTCTTGGTGTGCAATCATAGGATAAATACAATATCTATTTAGTTCTGAATATGAGTAAACTTCGTCAATTTCATTCGAACTATTTTTAATACTACTTACTATTTTAGGTATTGAATCATGATTTATTATATATGCTGTTGTCGTTTTAGGTTTATATACTTTAAGTAAATTAGGATATAATAGTTCAGCATCTTCTTTTTTTTCTAAATTAACACCTAAGTAAAGAAGATCAAAATCAATGTTTTCTTTTTCAATTGTTTGAAATGAATAATAAATATAATATAAAAAATTATCTTCTAATGATACATCATCTTCTAAAATCAAACTATATTTTTTATCTTTATTTATTTTTTGTATTAATTCATAATGACTAATTTTACAACCTGAAGCACCTAAAATATATCTAAGATTCAAATAATTTAAAAATGTTTCCGTTTTTATATAATCATAATTATTTAATTCTTTTTTTTCTATTTTTTTACCATAATAAATATTATAATGTATAATTTTATGTTTATTTAAATGATGTGTAATATATTTTTTTTTATCACATCTATTTTTTAAATTTATTACATAAATATTCATTATATCTTGATATAAAAAATGCATAAAATAATTTTGTATAAAAATAGAATAATGAAATATAGTTTTATAACATGAATTTTCAAATATTTTATTTATTTTTAAATAATCATCATGTATATTTTTATTATCTATTATATTGTTTATTATATTATTTTTATAATTAAAAAGTTTTATTTTTTTATTTTTTAGAAGAATATTTATAAATAAACATTCATGAAAATAATTTTGATTCAAAAATGATTGATATTGATTAAATAATGTTATGTCTAAAACAATAAAATCTATTTTATTTTGTTCATTTAGATGAATAGAATTAATATTTTGTTTATCAAATACATATTGATTATTTTTATCAAAAAAAATAGTAATATGATTATTTTCTGTTTTTAAATAATATAAATATTTTTTTAATTTATTTAAATGAATAATATTCATTTTTAAATTATATTGTATATGATTTAGTGATTTATCAATGTTTAAAAAAATATTTTGATCATCAATATAAAGTTGATTTTCTTCTTTTTGTTTAAATAATTGAGAAATTATAAATTTAGTATTACTACAAATATTTTTTGATTTATTGTTATAATATTCAGATATAGAATAAATATTATTATTTTGATTATCATTAATTAATATTTGTTCTATATTAAAAAATAAATAAATCGAATAAATACAGTTTTTATTTTGTAATTCTTTTTTTTGTGTTAATAAAGTATTTTCAAAATGTAAATAATTAAACTGAAATAAAACAAAATAAATCATTAAAAAATGTAAATCATATTGAAAAATATGATAATCATTTAAAAATATAATAAAATCATTATTATCTATATATTCATTTAATATGAGTAATAAATTATTTTTTGAATGAATGATTATATTTTTTATATTATTTGGTAATTTTTCATGTATCGGGATTTCACTTAAAATATAAAAATCATAACAAAATATATCATATTTTTCTATTTTTTCAACTAAATAATTTAATTTATTTATTGATAAATTATCATCTATATATAAAATAAATTTAATTTTATTAAATATTGTATGAGAATTTATAATTAATGAAGAATCAATAAAAATAGATTGATATAATTGTTTAATAAAATGTATAATATCATTATTAGTAATAAGAATAATATTGTTTTGGTTTTTAATTAGTAATTGATTTTCATTGTTTTTAAAAATAAAAGATTGATTCAAGTTTAAAATATTTATTTTTTCAATATGATATTTTTTTTTAAAAATATAATTTAATAAATCTTCATTAAAAAAATAAATAGGTTTTACTTCAGACTTAATATATATAAGTTTATCATTCATTATAAAATAAATATTTTCATCAATATCAATAAAAACATAATTTAAATTATCTAAATTTAGTTTATTATAAATATGAATATTATTATACTCTTTAATATCATCAATAAATATATCAATATAAAAGTGTATATGCTTAAATAATCTATGATAATATTTTATTTTTGAATGATAAGGACAAATATAATAATCAATAAAAAAACATAAATATATTTCAATATTAATTAAACTAAGAGGAATAATACTATTTTTATTAATCAATTCAATTAAATCATAAATATCTAAGAAGCTAATAGTATTTAATATTTCTTGTATTTCTTGTATATCTTGTATTTCTTTATTTATATTTTTAGGTTTATGAATAATTAAAATAGACTTTTTAAAATTAAAATGTATTAAATGATTTAATATAAAATCAAATGATTGTATATTATTTAAATCTATATAAATTATACTTTTTTTTAAATCTAAAAATAATAATTTTTCAAAAACAAATTGAATATTCGAATATAAATTCGGGATGTCATTTATTTGATTTAAATAATTAATAATATTATAAAATTTATGATTATTATTATTATTAATAATAGTATTTGTTAATTTATTATTTTTATCAATATCAATATCATTCATAAAATAATAATTAATATATTCTTTTTTAATATAATAATTATTATTACTGATAATTATATTAAAATTTTTATGCATATATTTTTCAAAAAAATAATCTTGTTGAATAATTTCATTTAATATAATAAAATAATCTGCATTTATATTTTTAAAAAATGAATATAGTTCATAAATATTATTTTTTATTTGTATTTGAAAAATATAAGAATTATTAAGATTGAATATAGATAATGTTGTTTCAAATATATAAATTGGTATATTTTTAAAATGATTACTTAAAAAACTAATTTCTTTATCAGTAATTTTATCATTAAAATTAAATAAAATAAAACAAAACTTATATTTAAAAATATAATATTTATTAATATAATCATTTATGAATTCATTCAGTTTTTCAATATTTTTAGACTGAATTAAATCATATTTATCAAGATTTTCAATATTTTTGTTATCAATATTATCAATATTATCAATATTATCAAGATTTTCAATATTATCAATATTATCAAGATTTTCAATATTTTTATTATCAATATTATCAAGTTTTTCAATATTATCAATATTATCAATATTTTTATAATTTAAATGATAATAAGTCATTATTGTTAAATCATCTTGATTTTTTAATTGATTATTTTGTATTTTATACGCGTTTAAATTAAAATGAGGATATTTTTCTGAAAATATTTTTATATTATAAATACGATTTTCATAAATACCAATTGTTTTCCAATGTAATAATAATTGGTTTTTATTTAATGTTTTTAATTCAGGATTAAATTTTTTATAAATGTTAGAATTAAATATACTCATACTATTGTTTATGAATTATTTATTTATATTTGTTTTTTTTTTTCAAAAAAAATATATATTTATTATACGAATGAAAAATCTTCTTGTAACTGGAGGTTGTGGTTTTATAGGATCAAATTTTATTAACTATTTTTTCGAAAAAAATAAAGATATTCATATTATTAACATTGATGCTATGTATTATTGTGCGAATGAAAATAATATAGAAAAAAATATTCGTGATTCAGAAAGATATACACTTATTAAAGGTAATATTTGTAGTTTTGATTTATTAAATCATTTATTAGTGAATTATAAAATTGATAGTGTTATTCATTTTGCCGCTCAATCTCATGTACAAGATTCATTTAATGATTCGTTTAAATACACTCATGATAATATTTTAGGAACACATACACTTTTAGAAGCATGTCGAAAATATGGTAATATTATTCGTTTTGTTCATATTTCTACAGATGAAGTATATGGTGAATCTTTACTTAGTGAAAATGAAGAAAAGAAAAATGAGAAATCGATATTAAGTCCAACCAATCCTTATGCTGCAACTAAGGCAGGTGCTGAATTAATTGCGAGTTCATACAGTCATTCATTTAAAATGCCTATTATTATTACACGAGGAAATAATGTTTATGGACCCAATCAATATCCTGAAAAACTAATACCCCTTTTTATTAAACAACTTAAAGAAAATAAAAAAGTAACAATACAGGGGGACGGGTCAAATGTGAGAGCATTTTTACACGCATATGATGTTGCACGAGCAATGGAATGTATTTTAAAAAATGGTAAAATAGGTGAAATTTATAATATTGGTAGTGATGAAGATAAAGAATATACTGTATTAGAAATATCTAAAATATTAGTTAAATTAATTAAGAATGAAGATGATTATGAAAAATACATTGAATATGTAGAAGATAGACCTTTTAATGATAAACGTTATTATATCAGTAATGAAAAAGTAAAAGAATTAGGCTGGACTATAGAAAAAGATTTTATGGAAGGACTTAAAGAACTTATTTGAAATCAATCATTTCATAATTAAAACATTCAAAATCTCTTTTATAATATGTATTTATCATTTTAATAGATTTTTCATTAAGAAGATATATATATGATTTTTTTGTATAATCTTTACAAAAATATTCAAATTTCGGATAACCATTTTTTTTCATTTCTTCATTGAGTGTTTCATTTTTTAAGATAATTATATTTGATGGTATTTTATCTTCTTTATCTATTAAAAAATGATATTGAGGTATTTTGTGATTATCAAAATTTGATTTATGATGAAGATAATATTCAATTGTTTTTTGAATACTTTCTTGGGATTTAGAATTATCTGTCAATTTAAAGAAAAATAAATCAGATATTATACGTTCATATGGATTTCGAACAACACTTAAGATTTTTAAATCATTATTAAAATGAATATTAAAAAACTGTTGATTTTCTACTAATTCTTGATAAGTACAATGTTGAAGCGAGTGATGATTAAACCTTAAATTCAAATTATAAGAAAATATATGATAAAAAGACGGGTTTTCATTTAATTTACAGAAAAAAAAGTTTTCTATATTTGAACCCCCCGTTTTGGGTATATGAATAAATAATAAATTTATTTTTTTAAAATAGGGCATGATTTATAACTACATATTTTTTTACAATTTATTCCTCAAATGAAATCTATTAATTTTTAATATAAAGAATAAATAATAATAGGAATTATATGCTAAAACATGTATTAAAAATAAATAAACACAAAAATAGAGATATTCATGAGGAATATCATGATGAATATCAATATATAAATCTTTTACAAGATATATTAAATGATGGGAAATTAGAAAAAGGACGTAATGGTTATACATTATGTACTATTGGGAGTGTTATGCAGTTTTCTCTTGAAAATAATAAAATTCCTATATTAACAACAAAAAAAACAGCGTGGAAAACATGTTTAAAAGAATTATTATGGTTTATCAAAGGACAAACAAGTAATAAAATATTAAATTCTCAAAAAGTACATATATGGGATGGAAATTCAACAAAAGAATTTATGGAATCAAGAAACTTAAGTCATTATCAAGAAGGTGATTTGGGATGTATATATGGTTATCAATGGCGTTTTTTCAATGCTCATTATGAAAATTGTGATAGTGATTATAGTGGAAAAGGAGTGGATCAACTTCAAGAGGTAATTGACTGTTTAAAAGATCCAGAAAAACGTAATTCAAGACGAATGGTAATTAGTGCATGGAATCCTTGTCAAATTAATGAAGGGGTTCTTCCACCATGTCATGTACTTTTTCAGTTTCATGTAATTGATAATAATAAATTAATTTGTACATTATATCAACGTTCAAATGATGAATTTTTAGGAGTACCATTTAATATTGCTTCATATAGTTTTTTAACACATTTAATAGCACATCATTGTGGTTTAGATGCTTATGAATTTATTCATTATGGTGGTAATTGTCATATTTATGATGATCATTTTGATCAAATTAAAGAGCAAATTTCAAGAACTCCGTATCAATTTCCTAGTCTTGAGATACTAAATAAGAGAGATAATATCAATGACTATGTAATTGAAGATTTTAAAATTCATGATTATCAACATCATCCACCAATTAAAGGGTCAATGAGAGCTTAAAATAAAGAGAATATAAATGAATAGTGTATGGTTTAAGTGAATTATTTATAAATAAAAAAGATGTAGGAATGGCAAGTGGTTGTATCAAGTCCTTAAAAATAATTTATTTGGAAATCATGAATTATTGATTGAAAAAGATAAGATAGAAAGATATATTATTATAAATGATTTTGATAATCAAAATGAAGATTTAAAAGATTATTTAGATGTTATAAAAAATTATTAAAATTACGACGAATTAGAAATATAGATGATAGTAATTGGTATGAGTTTGGTTTGTTCCTTTCAATAAATCTAAAATTGATTTATTGAAAGGAAAATCATCAATATATATATATAGTTTGACACGAAAAGAGCAAGTATCTTTTCAGACAAATGTAAATGATTTTGGTGGTAATTTATTATTGGTTATTGCTAAAGAAAAATATGAGAATAAATTAGATTTAGAATTATTACATAATTATTTTCATTCAAATATATTTATAGAAAAATATTTATAAAAATTTTAAAATATAAATAATTTGTTTTTTTTTTTAAATTTTTATAAATATTTTTATATAAATGAAATTTTTAGTATATGGATGTCAAGGATGGATTGGTTCAAAAGTATATAATCATTTGAAAGAAAATAATTATGAAGTTGTAGAAGGTAATTCTCGTGTCAATGATGTAAAACATTTAGAAGCAGAAATTCAAGAAGTTCAACCAACACATGTTTTATCATTAATTGGACGTACTCATGGTACTTATGAAGGACAATATATTGGTACGATTGATTATTTAGAGAAACCTGGTAAATTAGTTGAAAATGTGCGTGATAATCTATTTGGACCTATGGTATTAGGATTTTTATCAAAAAAACATAATTTTCATTTTAGTTATTTAGGCACGGGATGTATTTTTCAATTTGATGATACACATCCTTTTGGAGAGGAAAAAGATGGTTTTGTAGAGGAATCATTACCTAATTTTTATGGTTCATCGTATTCAATTGTAAAGGGATTTACGGACCAACTCATGCATTTTATGGAAGATAGTGTATTAAATGTACGTATTCGAATGCCTATTACAGACGAATTTAATAAACGTAATTTTATTACCAAAATTACGAATTATGAAAAAGTATGTAGTGTACCTAATTCAATGACAGTCCTCAATGAGCTAATACCAATGATGATTGATATGGCAATAAAGGGTAATACAGGTACTGTTAATTTAACGAATCCTGGTCTTATTACACATAATGAAATATTAGAAATGTATAAAGAAATAGTTGATCCTGAATTTACATGGAAAAATTTTAGTATTGAAGAACAAAATGAAATATTGGCATCTGGACGTTCAAATAACTTTTTAGAAACAACTGTTTTACGTGAAAAATATCCTCAACTAAAGAATATTAAAGATAGTGTAAGAGATATATTACTTCAAATGAAAGAAAAAAAATAAAAAATTGAATTATAATTATTTTCTTTTGAAATATAGAACTATATTATGAATAAACAGTTGAAAAATTTGAAAAAAAAAATGCAAGACGGAAAACTTTATGCAAAACAATTTCGAAAAACGATCCAAGATGGTTGTGAATTTGATATTGATGGAGAAAATGATGAAATTTATATCATGAATAGCAACGATATGTTGAAAGTGGAATGTCTTTCTTTATTTAATTTAGAACCTGAAATTGTTGGTATGATAGATGAAGATGAAGAATTAAATCCTAATGATGTAGCATTTGATGCATCTATTAATGTAAGACACTTAATTCCTATTACAGCAGCATATATGGAAACAAAATTTATTGAGATAGCTAACATTTTAAAATTAAATTAAAATCTTAAAATTAAACCAATATTTAAATAAATTTTATAATAATAAAAAAAAATGATAATCTATAAATAAAATAATAATATGGATTTAAAATTGGAGATTCATACAGATTTACATAAAATGAAAGAAAATAAAACTATGTTTCATTCTTATAAATGTGATAATTGTTGTTTTATCTTTAATTCTAAATTAAAGATTATAAATGAAGAAAAATTTTGTGGAACTGATTGTAGATCTTCTTGGTATATAAGAAAATATGTAAATGATAACACGAAATGTTATGAAGTTTTAAGTAAAGATTTTAATGAACAATTTATAAAATAATATATATGTAAAAATACGAATACATAAACTATTTTATTTATATTATACACCTTTGAAGATTTACACTTTTGTATCATTATATTTTTCAACCCATCTCATTAAACTTCTTTCACTACAATCAAAAATTCTACAGGTTTCTTGTTGATTTTTTATTTTTAGATAATATTTTACAGCAGATAATTTATAATCTTCACTTTTATGTGTTGGCATATTATTAATAAATTATATATTTAAAAATTAATTACTATTATATTATAAATAATGATTGATATAAAAAAAACAAATTATATATTTTCGTAAAATTATATAAGATGTTTTTTCATAAATATATTTGTATGAATTGTGAAAGACAATACTATGAAGATGTTGAAAACAAGAATGAAAGAAAATTTTGTGAGTTAAATTGTATTACATCGTGACATATTGAAAATTGTACAGATATAACAATTATGTTACAAGAAATAGAAAATTTAAAAAATTTAAAAAATAGAATATGAATATTTATTATTCTATCTATTTTTAGAATAAATAAAAATATTTTATAATAAGAATATTTATATAATGAGCTTACAATCAGAAAATACTATACATACAAATGAAATTAACAATATAAATATTCAAAAATACTATTCATATATATGTTTTAATTGTAATCAAGCATTTTATGGAAAAAACAAAATTAAACATGAATATAAATTTTGTAATAAAGATTGTAGATCATCATGGATAATAAAAAAATATAATAATAATATATGTTATATTGATATATTAAGCAAAGAATTTGAAAATGAGTATTATTTATAAAAAAAATCGATGCATATGCATATATATTTATTAGAGTGTTTTTTACAATGGGCTCGCGTCTATGTAAAGAGATTCCGTCAAGCGAAAAATTTTTTTATGATTTTTATGATATATTGAGTAAAAATATCATAGACATTAAATCTACTAAAGTTACTCTTATATGTATAAAAAATAGAATACAGAGAATTACTTCATGGTTGTCGACTAAGAAACGTGAACCATTTTGGGCAGTGGTCCATGTTTTGCTCAAAAAACTATATGAAAAAGAATTAACTTCTATTCGTACGAAACTTACAAGCATTGCGGTGATTGATGTGATTGTTCATGTACAAATTCTAAAAAACGAAACGACTTGTGTAAAATGTACTAGTAGTGTAAAAAAAAAAGTTAGTGAAGTTTCCGCAGATTTGTTTGAGTCTGGCAAGAAGTTTATATGTATTGTTAATGAATGGAATGATATATTGAGAAACATCATAGAAAACAAAGATAGAATACATGAGATCTTAATTGGTATATTTAAATTACAAGTTGATTCTAAAGATTCAACAAAAATACCATATTCAGAGTTGTACCTACATTTTGCTATCATTTTTAATTCTCTCTTAAACCCAACAGAACTAATTTGTGAAACTTTTTCACATGATCATAAACAATTACGTAGAGAAGAATTCAAAGAACTTATATATGGTTTAGTTATTGAGGAAAATTCATAGAAACCATACATGATAGATCGTTATTTTATAATATATTACATAATTTCATCTACAAGTGAATATTTCATACATTTAGCACTATTTAACCATAAATCATGTTTAAGAAGTTCAGTCAATTCTTTTTTAGGTATATTGGTATTTTCCATGTAAATTGACTTAATACGTTCCATAAAGTCTTTTAAGTTCTCCACTTCATCTTCGATTTCACACATTTTACCCCAGCAACCACTACTCAATTGATGAATAAGCATATATGAACTTGGACGTATAAAACGCTTAGTACACACAACAGACATAAGAGTTCCAGCTGAAGCCGCGCATCCCTCAATAATACTGTAAATAGGTACTTCACATGATTTAATCACATCAATTACATTAAAAGCAGAAAAAACACAACCTCCATATGAACTAATATGCAAATAAATAGGAATAGGTTCAATTTTCATTTTAAAAGATAACATTTTATTTTCTTCTTCGATTTCATTAATCAATGAAATAAGTTCATAAATAGCATCACGATTTACTTCACTATAAAAATAAATATGATTGGCATCACGTTCAATTTTTTTATTCTTACCACCTGCAATAGCACCAGAAGGTGCTTCTCCTCCAAGAAGATTAATTCCTAATTTTTCTAAGATATTTGCTCCTTCTTCAATCTCTTCTTGTTCTGTTTTATCACCATCTTTTTTTTCTTTTTTATATTTTTTTTTGCTATTATATACATAATCTGTATATTTACGTTTTCTTGAAACTAAACTATAACCAGTCATATTATATAATTAAATATAATTATTTTCTTAAGTAAAAAAAACGCACAAATAATTTTTAAAAATGTTGTATTTAAAAATAATTTTTAAAAATGTTGTATTTAAAAATAATTTTTAAAAATGTTGTATTTAAAAATAATTTTTAAAAATGTTGTATTTAAAAATAATTTTTAAAAATGTTGTATTTAAAAATAATTTATTAATAAATATTAGTCATGTCTTCTCGTAAAGTAAAAAGAATTTTTAATGAAATAAAAGAATTAAAAAATAGTGTTGAAATATTTAAGCAAAGTGGTATCTATTATTATATTGAAGAAGATCAAATAGATAAGATATATATTATGTTTATTGGACCAGTTGATACCCCCTATGAAAAAGGATTTTATTTCTTTGAATTATATTATCCAGACAATTATCCAATGACTCCACCAAATATGAAATATTGTACCCAGGGTTGTTTAAGTAATAAATCAAAAAAACCAGTACCTATACGTTTTAATCCGAATCTATACACAAATGGAAAAGTATGTTTATCAATGCTTAACACTTGGAAAGGACCAGGTTGGGTTCCTACTAATACAATTTGTAATATTTTAATAGCAATTCAGGCACTTGTATTTAACGAAGAGCCTTTAAGAAACGAACCAGGTTTTGAGAGTTCACCAAAAATAGATATTGATAATTATAATCAAATATTAGATTTTTCAAATTTTAAGATATCATTATGTGATCAATTGGATAAAGATTTAGGAATATTTGAATGTTTTAGAACAACGATGATTGAATATATAAAAGAAAATATGGATTTTTATAATAATAAAATAGAAAATATGAAAAGAAAAGAAAATGAAGAGATATATAGTCAATCATACGGTTTACATGTTTTATTAAATTACGAAAGTTTAGTGAATTATTTTGAAACAATAAAAGCGAAATTAAATATATAATTTTTAGTAATAAATAATATATATAAATAATAATATGAATAGTCATACTATTATTTCATTATTTCATTTATTCGTAAATGGCCCATATATGATTTATATAGGACTTATGAAACCTAAATCAAATATATTTTATATAATATTATTTTTAGTTGGTTTATTGGTATTGTTTGATATTATTTATAAATTAATTAAAAGAAATTTTAGTGCTTGGTATTTTGTTCATTTATTTTTATTTGCACCTTTATTTTTGTATGGTGGTTATTTAGGAATAAAAGAAGAAAAAATACCTCAATATGTATATAGTTTTTTATTAGCAATAGGTTTAGCGGCATTTTTCTATCATTTAATTAAATTAGTTGAATAGAGTCAATCTAAATATTTATTTTTCAATATTTATATATAAATAAAGAATTAATTTTAATCTCTTTTTTTTCAATATAATAATAAAAATTTGTGTCTATATAATATGATTTACAGTAAATTAATTATTATTGTAATACTTATTATTTTATTTACAATCATAAATTATTATTTTTTGAATAGTCAAGAAAATTATACTGGTTTTAAAACACCTTATTTTTTTGATGCATTAAAAAAAAATGACATATTAAGTAAAAATAATAAAGATATTGTTTATTGTAAAACACCAAATAATTGTATAAAAGAAAATTATTCATATCATTTTAACAGTCCTGAAGCAGTAAGATTCGTAAAAGATAAAATAAAAACATCATCATTATTAAGTAAAAATAAAATACCAGTGCCAAGATATAAACTTATAAACATATACGAACCAGTATATTCAATCATGAAAAAGGATCCACAAATTCAATATCCGGTAATTGTAAAACCAACCAATGGTACATTTGGTTTAGATGTACATATTAATATAGAAAATGATCAAGAACTACAAAATGTATTAAATGAATTAAAAAATAGTAAATTTAATCGTTTTATGATGGAAGAATATATTGAAGGATATGTATATCGTATTTTTGTATTTAAAAATAAAATTATTGACATTGTAAAAAGAGAGAAGCCTTATGTAATAGGTGACGGTAGTTGTAATTTAAAAAAACTTATAGAAAATAAAAACGAAAAACTTATTCAAAAGGGATTATTTCCAACAAACAATTTAAGTTCAAAATATTTAGCTATTCAAGGAGTTAATATGAATAGTATTATACCTGTTAATAAAAAAATATATATAAGTCAAGTAATAAATATGCATAATGGAGCACCTATTCAACGTATTGATATTTCGAAAGTACCTCAAATAAATCAAAAATTATTTATTGATGTAGGTAAATCACTTAAAATAAATTGTTATGGTTTAGATTATATATCAAAAGATATTAGTCAACCATTTAATGAAGATAAAAATGTAATTTTAGAAGTCAATGGAACACCTGATACAGAAATACATAGTAAACTTGATAATTATGGTTCTACTTTTTTTGAAAATATTGTGAATCAAATTTTTAAATAAAGAAAAAAAATGAAATAATACCATTTAAAAAATAAATATTAATATATATTAATTATGTTTTTCTGTAAACAATGCGAAAATAAAATGTATCCTCTGGAAGAGGATAGTCAACTCTTTAATAGTTGTAATGATTGTGGATTTAAAGAAATTTATGAAGGTTCTATTATTGAAAAAAAAAATTATAAAAAAAAGAAATTAAATTATGCTCAAGACTCAAAGTATTTAATTTATGATCATAGTCTTCCTCGAACGAATCAAAAACAATGTCCAAATACTAATTGTGAAACAAATAAAAAAGATATTAAAAGTGAATCTATTTTTGTTCAAGACCCAATTTCATTAAAACTTACTTATATATGTACATCGTGTAATGTAGAATGGAAATATTCTTAAATATTCTTACATATTTTTAAACCTATTTTTTAAACATATTTTTTAAACATATATAAAAAATGATTTTTATTTTAAGTAATTATTACTTAAAAATAATTTATTATTATTCAATATGGAAGACGCAAATAATGATATTGAAGAATTTAACAGTGATGATGTTGAAACAATTGATGATGAAATAGAAAATAAACAAGAAGTTAATATAGTTTCTTTTGATGATATAAAAAAAAAAAATGTACCGAAAAAAACAGTTCCTTTTTTAAATAAGTTTGAGAAGGCAAGAATTATGGGTGTTCGAAAACAACAACTTTCAAACGGTGCTGAACCTAAAGTTAATACTACTAATTTAAAAAGTATTGATGAAATTGTAGAAGAAGAATTAAAACAAAGAAAAATTCCACTAATTATCCGACGTAAATTACCCAATGGTGTATATGAAGACTGGAAGTTAGATGAATTTATGAGAGTTTAATCAAATTATTTTTTTAAATTAAAAATTAAATAAATTTTATTTTAATTATTTAATCATTTTATTATTTTGTTATTTAATTATTTAATTATTTAATTATTTAATTATTTAATTATTTAATTATTTAATTATTTTAATTATTTAATTATTTTAATTATTTAATTATTTAATTATTTAATTATTTTAATTATTTATTATTTTAATTATTTTATTATTTTATTATTTGATCATTTCATCATTTAATTATTTAATTATTTGATCATTTATCATTTAATCATTTCATCATTTCATCATTTAATTATTTAATTATTTAAATATTTAAAAATAAATAAAAAATGATTTTTTTTTCTTGCTAAAAGTACTTAAAGAAAAACCAATACATATAATTATAATGAATACAACAAGCGTTTCTGAAAAAAAAGGAAAGAAAATGACTAATAAAGTCGCAACCCCAACCCCCGTTAAAGAAGATGTAGTATCTGAGTCAGCCCCTATTAATGAAGTTAATGAAGTAAATGAATCATCTGGGAATGATACTTTTTTTGAATTATTTGATATTATTAATGAAAAAATGACAGAACTACAAACTACCCTATCTAATGTTAATGTTCAAACAATTGACTCTAAGAAGTTAATGGATACACGAAAGAAATTTGATAAATCAATTATGTCATTTAATTCTCAAACGATGGAACTTTATATTTCATCACTTAAAACTGCCACAAAAAATTCAACAAAAAAAGTAAAAAAAGTAAATGAGAACGGCACTTCTAAAGATACATCTGCAGTTAAACAAAAGCTTAAGGCCATGAAATGTCTTCATGAATTCCTTGGAAAAGATAATTTCGATGAAGACTTTTCAAGAAATGATGCTTATACTGGGGTCACTAGTTTCATTCGTGAATTGAGACAAAATGACCCGACAAGTATTGCTGTTGAAAATGGTACGAATAAAGAATTCAAAGTTGTTGGTAAGCTTTCAACTTTCATTTCAGGTATCAATGTTATTGTCAAGGATAAAATTAAAATGATTGAGAAAGAAATTAAGTCATGTGAATCTAAAAAGCCTGGTGTTGATACAAAGGAAGCACGTGAAATTGATAATCTTAAAGCTGAACTTGAGAAGTTTAAATCAAAGATTTCTGTACCTAAAAAAATGGCTTTTACAGATATTATGGGTTATACCAATCATTGCTTTATCATGTCAAATGAGGATATCATTATGAAGGCTAAGGCAAATAAACCCAAGCCTAAAAAATAAATAAATTTATTAAAACTTTTAAAACTTTTAAAAATTTAATAAATTGTTAAAATAATTTTTTTTATTATAAATGATTATTAAATTTTTATTTAATAAATTCATAACTGAATTTAATTTTATTAATTTTTAAATAAATATTATCTTCAAAATAAGTTAAATAATGATGATTTGGAACATATAAAAATTCTTTAAGTGAAGAAGAACTCCATTCAATGACTAAATGTTCAATTTTATTATTAATAAAAATACATTTCACAATATTTTTTAATGAAATTTCATACTTTTTACTAATATCAATAACATTTGAACAATTTTCTTTTATTTTTTGAACTACATATTTTTTAACTTGTTGTTCTAACGTATCTTTAAATACTTGAAATTTTGTATTTTTATTTTTTTCTAATTCATAAATACTAAGTTGAATATTTAACTTCATATCTTTTTCATTTTCTATTAATTGTATTCCATTAATATAAATAGTTATATTTATAAATCTATCAAAATCATTTGAATTTATAAATTCAACCATATTAATAATTAACATTTAACTTTTAAATAAAGAACAATTTTGTATTATTTTATTTAATTCTTGTTTTTTTAATTGATAATCATCCTTTTTTTTTTTAATTTTATCTTTCTTCATTATTCCATTACAAATACCAAACGTTTTTCGATGAAATTCACTTATACCAAATTCTTGAATTGCTTTAATATGTTTTTTTGTACCATAACCACTATTATTTAATAAATCATATTTTTCTAAATAATTATATTTTTCTACCATATCTTTAATATAATTATCTTTTGCTGTTTTTGCTAATATTGATGCACATGCTATACTTAAATAAGTATTATCTCCACCAATGATACATTCATGAAGAATTATATTATCTTCTTCATCATAATAAGGATAAAATTTATTACCATCAACTAAAATTTTATCAGGTTTTACAGATGATTTTCTAACAACTTCATGCATTCCTTCTAATGTACATTTTAAAATATTTTTTTCATCAATTAATGAAGATGAAACTTCATGAATAGAATAAGCTAATGCATTTTCTTTAATAAATTTCTCAGATTCTAATCTTTTTTTTTTACTCATTTTTTTTGAATCTTTTATTGTTATTTTATTATTTTCAATAAGTTCTAAAAAATGATTGGGTAAAATAACACTTGCTATAAATAAACTTCCAAATAAACACCCTCTACCAGCTTCATCTATACCTAATTCTATTATTTCTGGATTTTGATAAGGTTTCAATTGATGATTCTTTTTTAATAACATTATTTATTATTTATTATTATTATTAAAAATTAAATTTTAAATCAATTATAATTGAATTTTATTATTTTTTTATTTGAATAATACAGGAATATGAGTAATTCAAATAATAGATTTATGAAAAATCTAAGTAATATTACACCATTTGTTCCATCAGTGGTTAATTCAAGGAACTATAATTCTTCTGAACAATTATTGTCAAGAAATGGAACTCAAATTTATGGAAATGAAAAAAATATAAATATAAAGGCAACTGATAATAGTAATACTTCAAATCCAATTTTACATTTTTATGGCAATAATACAAAAGATAATAAAGTAGGAATTAGTTTTGATACCTTTGAAAATACGAATAGAAAAAATGGGAAAAACCCAGCATCCGCAATTTATGCTGTTTCAAACAATAATGGTTCAAATGATTTACAATTTTTAACATCACAACCTTCAATAAATGATAATGAAGCAAATGTAAGAATGATAATTAAAGCAAATGGAAAAGTTGGTATTGGAACTACAAACCCAACTAAAAAATTAACTGTTCAAGGAAGTACTTACATTTCTGATGATTTAACGGTTGGAGGAGATCTTATTGTTTCTGGTAATCAAACAATTGTTGGTGATTTTGATATTTCAGGGAATTTACTTGTAGATGATAATATTACTGGTTTAAAAGATTTATTTATAAGCGGAGATACAACTATTTATGGTAATGTAGATATAAGTGGAGATCTTATTGTTTCTGGTAATCAAACAATTGTTGGTGATTGCGATATTTCAGGGAATTTACTTGTAGATGATAATATTACTGGTTTAAAAGATTTATTTATAAGCGGAGATACAACTATTTATGGTAATGTAGATATAAGTGGAGATCTTATTGTTTATGGTAAT